TGAATTGTATTTTTATTTACTGTGTTATAATATATATAGCATGAATAAAAACATTGTCTAAGTACATCTGATAGGATTCGAACCTATATGCAAGTAAAGCAGCTGAGCCTAAATCAACCGTGTCTTCCAATTCCACCACAGACGCATTATATATCAAAAAATATGATTTCACCTGTGTTTATACGTTCACCAATATTAGATAATCTAATATCATAGAAACTTGTATCATCACCTATTGCATCTTTTAAAGAATCTAATAATATATATCCCCAACTAAAAACTTTCATCTGTTCATAATTAAGATTATGAATTATATTTTTATATTTTTGTTTATCACATATTTTACGACTATCTAATATTAAATCTTCCATTGATATACCATCTATTGTATTCTTTGATGGATATGATATATAACTGTCATATAATTTACATTTATCGGTATACATATTTAGTTTTTCCAAAATTACCAAATTTTTATACTGATGATATACATATGGAAATATATTAGATTTATGTGATTTGCAATAACTATAAAAATTAATTTCAAGTTGTGGTATCGGATTATAAAATATTTTACAAACCTTATCATTCATATCAATGACAAAACCATTTAAACCTGCACCAATGATTTGATGAATTCGTTTTTCTGGAAATTTAATAATATTATTATATAAGATATTAATGCTATAATTATAAACGTTACTATTAATATATTCCTTAAAAGCAATCAATACATTTTCATTATATGTATCTTTTATGATATTTTCAATTTCTTGACAAATATCACTTTCAGTATGATAATATATAGCAAAAATGTAATCTTTAAATTGTTTATAAGTGAATGGTAACATTATAGTAGTATTATTTTATATCGTATATTACAACTAATTAAAAATTTTAACAGAATGTCAATGTACTAATATTTTTTATATTATTTAAATTCTGGTAGATTCCTCCAATATTTTATATCATAATGAACCTCATATTCTATTCCTGTTTTGTAATTATGTATGTACCATGTATTTTGGTATTTGCTATAATAGCAAACTTGCATTTCGCCATATTTAGTAGCAACAAGTACATAATCATCATGCTCAGGTAATCTATCATTAACATCTATCCAATTATCCATAATTATTATGTTAAATCTATTTTTAGAGGTTGATTTTTTAAATTGTCAAACATCCATGTCATTGCATCATTAAACGTATTAATCTGATTTAATTATTTCTTTTATATCAGATATATAACATTTGCTTGTTTGACTACTAATAGGATTTATTGTTAGATATACAATATTATTTTTGGTATCAATATTATCAATAAATCCATAGATACCATTATTTAAAAGAATAATATCATATTGTTTAAAATTTGTCATCATACTTAATTAGTGATCCGGATGAGATTCGAACTCATGACCCACAGTTTAGCTTTGCTACTCTATATTTCTATAGCCAATATTATTAATATTGTTGTAGTCTGGACTTTGTCTTCACCATTTCAGGTGGGACGCGTAAAGTCTCTACGGAGCCTCTTATAAGCAAGTTCCCTCGGCGTTTTCTTCATCATTATATTGCGTATAACATGTTAAGACGTTCACCGATATAGCGTCCTTCAGTTCATGTGTTAATCCATGAAATTAATTCATTTGTATTCAAAAATTGACTATGATATAATTATCACTACTTATAACTTTTTGAATATTCCACATAAACGCTCCTATTAATCAAAAGACTGTTGCTCTATCCAGCTGAGCTACCGGACCAATCCATATTTTAAGGATTACATATAAGGATCTCTGTTATCTTCATCATCCTCATCATAATCATATTCTTGATAATCTGATTCTTCTTCATATTCATCATCGTCATAATCATCAAGGTCTTCATATGCTTCAGCTGTTTCCAATGTTTGCTCATATTCATCAATCACATCACCGAAAGGCAATCCCATGAAATGATTTTTCTTTGCAAAATTTACAAGCTGATTCAAAACTTGTTCTCTATCTGAATTCTTCATTATAATATCTTTTTTTAATTTAATAATTAGCGGAAGGTGCTGGATTCGAACCAGCGGTACCGTTTCCAGTACGCATCTTTAGCAGAGATGTGGTTTAAGCCACTCACCCAACCTTCCTATTTGATTATTCAAATGATTTCAACATTGATATAAATTTATTAGCAACATTTATAGCAGTTGTCTTATCATAGAAATAATTTTTTATTTCTTTTCTTTTTAAATCTTGTGATTCATTTTCACCGACCAATGCCAATTGAGTTGTTCCATCAGAATCGACATAGTAATAATATGAAATTTCTTTGAATGAATAATCATGGAAATATTCACAAATTTTACTTAAAGTAACATAATCTGGATAATGAATATGATCATCTGGTGCCAATAACATTTCTTCAGGATTATCATCACATAGTATTGCATCGAATTGATGTTCACCTTTATATGTTATAGCAAGATGTATTCCATATTGCCATTTAGAAGCCCAATCAGAAATTTTAATGAAATATTTAGTATCAAAATTCGAAAGACCCGGTATTTCTTTACATGTTGTTGTATTATATATCTTATCTTTATATATAACTATAATATCTCCTTCGTTAATCCCAAATTCTGGTATATTAACTATGGCAACGTATTGCGGATATTGTCCAAACGGATTATTCATATTAATATTTGTTTTTTAATTAACAATACAAAGATAAGCATTATATTTGAATTATGAATAAAAACCAATGTTAAAAAATATTAATCATTTAGATTTCATATTTTCCAAAGCAATTATCCGGTCTTCTCTCCAAGTTGACTTATAAAAAAATCTTTCTATTTTTAATTTATCACATGGATATTCAATAACTGCATTTTCTGGAAAATCATCATAAATACATGTTGCATTAGGATTCTTTGTATTTCTTACAGTTATAAGAGTAATTACAGGAATGTCTAAATCATTATCAAAAGTTGGCATTGCTATGTCATAACTGATTACTTCGCTAATATAATAGTCAGTATCATTAGGTAGAAACATGGATCCTGTTTTAAATAAATCAAAATATTCTAAAGACAAATAATCAGCAATAGTTGATTTAGTATCCAAATCGAACATTCTATGTGATGATTCAATTATATTTTTTAAATCCTCTTCATATCTACAATCTTCTATAGCTTTTTTGTTTATTTTATTGAGATGATCTCTTGAATGTTTAATATTAGATTTTACAATGGATTCAAAAGATTCTTTCATTCGTAATATAGTATCAATATCATATTCTGATATTAATGTGTCAATATAGCTGCCCATATCTTTTATATATTATATTTTTAAATTAATGATCTTATAAAATCATGTAATTGATCTATTTTTAAATCCGGTTCTATACAAAAATTTGATAATTGCAAATTATTTTCTGGATAACACATAGTATTATTACTAATAATATTATTATCATTATTATATATATAATAATGTATATTCTTAATAGCAACTCTATTGTATTCATTTAACCATAAATCTGGATATTCAAATTCAGTATTTGTAATGATACAATAATTGTTACTATTAAAATCAACCTTAAATTTAGAACCGATTGAATACATCTTATAATAATCAATATTCAATGATTTTTGCAATAATCTATTTGTTAAAGTTTTGAATTTTATATTAAGTGAATCTTTTAACTTATTGGACTCTTCTATATCATTTGGATGTTCAACTAACCATAATTGATATTGACTTGTTAAAGATTTTCTATAATGGCCTATATCAGTTTCAATTGTTTCTAATATGGTATTACACATATATGTATATTGATCAAGTTCTATACCATATATAGGATTATCTATTGTTTTCATTTTTAAAAATTTTTATTTTATCTTCAATTTTAACATCTGTGATTAATGGACAACCATTATTATCGTATCCCCATAATTTACCAGTTACTATATATGATGGTTCATTATGGTATTCAATATTACTAAGGCTAGCATATAAATTATCACAAATATTTTGGTTTATATATTCAGGTAATACAAGTCGCCATTTACAATCAATTAAAGTAACATCGTATACCTATAATAAAGATTTTGGATTATCTGATATTTCACCAATTCTTATATAATGTTTCATAGTTTAACTTACCAAAATAACCATTTTACTTTATTTGACCATTCTTCTACCCAAGCATCAATAAAATTATTAAATTGTTCTTCAATAAAAGAATCTTCATCCGATGATTTTGAATTATTGATTTTGTTACTTAAATCAAATCTTTCATCAGCAATCTTATTAAAGTTTGTTATCTCATTATAAAATTCTTGCCAATCTTTATCAGATTCCTCTGGTATCTTATGGCGTTTTCTTAATGTATTAATACAATTCTTATTTTCTAATATAGCAATTTTATATCGTCTGGAACCTCTAAATGGATCTTCTGGATCATAATATCTTTCATCATAGATTTGATAATCCTCGTCATAGTCAACCCAATCTCCACATATAGTAAACATTTGTTGACCATGGATACCATCATTTATATAACAAACATCGTATTTCATAATATATTTTTATTTTATAAATTATATCCAATAAAATAAAGAACCAATAAAGTATCCAACTTTCATATACCAAGGTTGTGGATATTCTAAATCAACTGTTCCAGTATGGTCTCTTAATACATGTAATGCATATAATAGATTATGTGTTCTCCATTCACATATTAATGAAAAATCACTTCTATTATCAAGTACATTATTTTTATCATCTGTATATAATGATCTTAATTCACTAATAAGAGCATTTTGATCAGAACGTTTTTTAATTTTATAAGAATCAATAATTGATATATTATTCTTTGTGGTGTTTACCTTTGCAAATTTTGCATGTTTATATTCTATAAGTAAATTCGCCATGTTACTGTAGATTATTTTGTATTTTATTTTTATTGCTGTATAGGCTCAGCTGTTTCAGCCATTGCCATTGCTTTTAATTTTTCTTTCTTTTGTTCCGATAATATTTTGGATACTGCTTCGGTTCCTACTATACGATTAGATAATGATTTTACATTATCAGCAGATGTAATAACTTCAGCTTTATTATGTTGTGATGATGGTAAACCAGCATGTACAGTAGAACCTCCATTTTCTGCAATATATTCATCTTCTTGTTCCTTATATTGTATATCCTTATATGTATCAATATAATATTTTCTAAATTGATTTTGAAGTTCTGTTATTTTAGAACCAAGGTCTTCAAGAGATCTTGATATTTTTTCACACACTTCAAACATCTTTACATTGTGATTACCCCGAGCAATCAAATCCATCATAGCTTGATGATATGTTTCTTTCTTTACATATTGATAATATAAGTTTCCAAGTTGTTCAGCATCCTAATCTATTTTATCTTGTATAAGAGAAGTTTCTTGTAATGTTTCGGGTACAACTTCTCTAACAACAATCATGATAGATTTTCTTGCTTTATCTATACATTGTTCCTGTTCAGATTTATAATCGATTTCAAATATTGGTTCATCCTATAATTCATCTGGTATAGAATCTTCTGGTGATCCATATACAGGTCCAGGATTTAATGGATTACCTTGTCCTGTATATGGATTATTATTTGCTTGTTGATTTGCTTGATTTATTAAACCACCAAGTGTAGCTGTTATATCTTTAACTTTCATGATGATATTTCCTCATTAATTTTTTATATAATAATATATTATCGTATATGATATATATCATTTCCAAATTAAGTAGTTTATATAACCTATATAAGCATATTTTACTTTAATAGGCAAACTATCTATTCCTATAGAATCTTCAAGTGCAGTGTTTGTTATAGAAGATGTATCATTAGTATTAATAGCCTTCATAATAGTATGGACATTACATAATGTATATAAATTAATACGTGGTGTTAATATAATTTCAGATATAAAGCCCATAATATTTTGATATGACCTGCCATTTTCCTTTTTATGTGGTAAGTGTTTATTCTAAAAATCTTTAGCAAAAGATTTAATATAATATTCCGATGGTATTGAATATCCCTTAGATTCCAAATAACTCCTACAATCTTCTGGATTATTAAATATGCCATATGGAAAATATTTTTTATTACTAAAAAATGCTCTATATACATTTTTTCTATAACTTTTTGATATAGGCATTGGTGCAAATAATAATTTTATATTAGGAAACTTTTTGTCTAACTGTTTAACAATATCTAAATAATTATCTGGTACAGTATTACTATCATCAGATATTTCTGAATCACTATATACACTCAATAAAATTTCAGGATTTACTGTACTGCAATTATTATCTGGTAATATTTCTAAGATTTCTATAAGTTTCTATAGCATATTATAATCCTATGCATATAATTCTATATATGATGAATACCAATTATGATCTTTTGTTACTCTTAAAATAAATCTATCAATAGGAATTTCATCTGATAATATTGCAAATCCTAAACGCATATCAGCTTCAGCATATTTAAATACTTGTGCCATTGTGCTAATATATTCAAATACTAAATCTGAACCATCTGTATATAATATACCATTATACTTATCAATCTTTCCAATTTCGTCATTGACACCAAGTAGCGAGTATATATAATACATATTGTCTCTATCAGTAGATGGCACACATTTCATATTATACTTATTTTGCAAACAATCTATAGCAACCTTTAATTTAATATAGCTATCCATTGCATCAATATCAGTATTACGATGTTTAACTTTATTAAAGTCAAAATCTTCAGAAATATTGTTTGATTTATTATATAGTATGTTATTGAAATCCATATAAAAATAGATGAAAGAAACTAATTATCTTTCATCTATTTATAGTATATTTTCAATATGTTGTCATTATTCGCCAAATCCGCCACCAGTATCAGCAGGTGCAGCTTCAGCACCACCTGTATCTCCTCCAGTATCACTGGCACCAAAACCACCTCCAGTATCACTACCAAAGTCCATACCGCCTCCAGTATCACCACCGAAGCCTCCACCAAAGTCCATACCGCCTCCAGTATCACCACCGAAACCACCGTTATCAGCAGCTTGCTGGTCACCCGCTTGTGTTGCAGGCTGAGCACTCTCTTGATGTTTCTTAATAAGTTTCTGACGTTTAATATCATTAAGGATTTCTTTTTCCATATAATGTCTATTCATTTCAAGATCAGTATCAGTTAATCCCATAAATTCTTTAATAAGCCATTCAATGGAAAATATTGGTTTGCCTGTGCTATCTTGCATGCCAGATAATGTACCGACAGTGGTTGCACCTTCAGAAACAGTTGCTCTTTTCTTAGCAAGCATGAATAAATTCTCTTCATTATATACAATGCCTAAACAAGATTTAAGATAATCAGATTTTGCAATTTCAGGATGCATTAAACATACTTGAATCCATAATGGCTTCAACAGTATTTCTTTATAGACAGTTCTAATACGTTGTATGAATCGTGAAAAAGCATATTCCTCTCTGGATACACTTGCATCAAGATTTAGATTATTTGAAGGAGGACTTGATATATTCAATGTAAATCTATTAGCAGGCACTTGTGATTCCAATATGAATTTTCTCCAGAAATATTGTAGTGATTCTGTAGTATTCATATCGTATCCTTCACCACCAACTTCTTCAATATTAGTAGTACCGCTATCTCGTTGTGGTATCACATATGTTTTAGCAAATGAGAATTTAGGATAGCCATTAATAGTTACTTCACCACTTGCATTATCAATAACAACTTCTTCATTCCAATCTGCCAATAACTCAGATACACGGTTTTGTGCTTTAGCTTCAGTCATTGAACCTACTGGAACTGTTATCTTAATTCTCTTTTGAGAATTCTGGATATTCCAAATACAATGTGCGTTTTCAAGTTGTCTTAATATATTAAATGGTCTTACTAAACCTTCAAGATATGATATACGAGTTTGGTTCGCAAAATTCATACCAACCCATGAAATATAAATTATATTTGCATCTGGTATAATACGTTCTCTTTCCTCACCACGGAATTGATACCATACTTGTACTTCTTGATCATTATAAATGTGTATTTCAGGCTCTAATGTACTTGGATCTAATTCTTTAAAAGCAACAATAGATGTTGGATTTTTAGGGTCATCAAATATGATTTCAAATGCCAAGAAACCATCTATTAAAAATTTCTTATAATAATTCCAACCATCTGTTGAGCTTTCCCAACCATAACATGAATAAATTGTATCAAATGCAATCTGACAATCTGTTATTAATCTGTCTGCATTAGTTTGTGCTCTTGTATCTTTAAAGTCTTTATTTAGAGCTAATTTAAGTTTATCCATATCAAGATATGCAAAATACCCATTCTCATCTTGTACAATACTTTCATTTGATATGGTATCCAGAATAAAGTTGATTTCATTATCACATGCAAATTGCCTTAAATAATCTCTTCTTTGTGGATATGACATATCAAAGAATGCAAATGATGATGCTTGATTCTTTGTTATATCTTTATATCGATTGAACTTAGATGTATTTAATGTATCACTTACACCCATATAAGCCTGTGATGTTGTCTGTTCTGTTGTTTCAGACACACCATAAGCCATAGATGCTTTGAAGATATTAGCGTCATTATTAAAACCAAGAGCTGATAAACTAATAAGGTCAGTTACCTTATTATGTGATCTCTAACCAGGTTTAAAATTTCGTATTATAAATTTCTTTGGCATTTTAATTTATATGTTTATATAATTCTTTATATTATAGAGAATTATCATGTATATGTTTATTTTGATAATGTATTTACTATAAAATAAAAAGTTAGGCTATTTTCACAAACAGCCTAACCATAATACCAACAACGTTTTACAACGTCCGTCCAATCATTATTGTGGAGCCACGGGGAGTCGAACCCCGGTCTTACAAAGAATCAGTATAAGAATTTATACATGTTTCAAGTTTTGTTAGTAAATGTCTTTTTCATCAAACCTTGTTACAGGTACAGGTTGGTTTCAATATTCACTAACTATTTTTTCATTAAACCTTACCTTGTTTACATTTCACGACTTTTTGATTCTGTTTACAAGTGCAAGTCGTACACACTCAGGCTAATAAAATCATCCAACCTCCAAGGTTAGGCAGCCATGCGATATTCGTTATATTCGCCGTTTAAATTTGAAGTTTTTCAACTTAAAGTCAGTTGACGCTACATGATTCCTATACCAACTATGATTGTAATCAATTTCCACGTTGGCCCCGATTATTAAGATAATTATCAATTTCCTCTTGTGTAAAACCTTCTATCGTTAAATCATCTTCATCTGATATTAAAGGTGCATGTACAATTTCATAAATGAACCATGCAAAATATATCACATAAAAAATTGCGATAATGATTAGAATTGTCTTCATAAGATTGGTGTTGTTAATTTTCTTAATATTATGTTTAATAACATTGCAAAGATAACTAATTTATTTGAATTACCAAAATAATTTAATGTTAATTATTGCAAATTATTTATTAATCATTTGGATCTGTTATTGATAATTTATTTAAATTATCTTCAAAATTAAGATATTCTTGTGAATTTAATTGGCCTTGCTCTTTAATATATGTTCTCAATTTTGATATTAATGCAATAATATCATCATATCCAGTAGTAATTGATGGATACCCATTCTTGTATGGAACATTCAAATCTACTATAATAGCAAGACTTTTAAGTCTATTTAAAAGTAAAACTATATTGTCTCTTTTTGTTTCATTATTCATCCGGTTTTTAGATTATTAGTATTTTAGTTAAACCAAATATTATGGTTTTATTGGTCGCCCCACTCTGGTTCGAACAGAGACGTAGGGAGTTAGAGTCCCTCGTGCTAACCATTACACTATGAGGCATTTTTATTAAACAAAAAGTTTAAAATAATGTATTTAATTTGTTGGTTGGTTTCTTTTTGCTTACATATATTATAGCAGGTTTTTCATTCGTTGTCTTTTTTTCGGGAACCTCTATATTCAATGTAATTTCCTATAGATTTTTTAATTTTTCACCTGTATATATGGTAAAATTTTTTGGCTTCAACTTTGGTGGTATCATTACTTTTTCTAATTACTTATTATATTGTATATATCGTGATTTGTCTATTTGACTTTCATAGTAGTTAATATTATAATCAACCGTTAATCCATATTGTACATCATGATCTAATGGACGTATATCACTTAAAGATTTAGAATGATTCTGTATAGCTAATGGAATACTTGTAATATAATAATTTAAATTATGCTTTATTGTAGGTAATACAAAAAATGGTGTATCTGCTGCTCCAAATCTTTGATTTATAAATGATATATAATATTTCATTCCTTGTTTACTTAACATATAAAATCCGGCATTCCATAACCCTGTTATGGCTGGATTCTTTATGAATTTAATATTATTATCATTATACAGCTTATAGTACTTTTCTACATTAATATCTTGAGAAAACCCACACATTTGTAATATATCAAAGTCATCTGGTATATTAGTTATTATATCAATAAAATATTCTGTATCTAATAAACACACGTCATCTTCAATAACCAATATTTTATTATATCCAAGATCCAGTGATTGCTTTACTATACTATAATGATTTCTGGTACAATCAAATTCATTAGGATAATGCAATCTTTCATAACCTACATGTTTATTAAATGCATCAGTTATTAATTCATTATAAGGAAACTTTGTTGCATATATAAAAGATAGTTTTTTGATATGATCTATATTATTTTCATCATATCCTATATATTTTAACTGATATAAAATTCTTTCTCTTCTATCGGGACGATTAGACATATTTAAAACATATATATGGTCCACGATAGAAGATAGAATTTCGAATAATGTATTATTGGGTTTCTTTTGTGACATTAATTAAATCATTGACATTAAACTATTAATACTTTGTGCAGTTGAACGATTATTTCTTTGAGTTTCTTGTGCTTTTTGCTTTTCTGATGATGGCATATTCAAATATGAAATAATCTGTTCTCTTTGCTCAGCTGTTGGCTTATAACCAGGCTTTCCATAATTATGCTCAAGTTGTCTACGAAGTTTACGTTCTTGTTGGCCAGTCATAACAAAACCATTTTTTTCCAAGTAATATGTTTTTGATGATGAAATACTGGCTTTAATATAATAATCTTTAATACGATCTTCTAATGGGCGTTTCTTTTCCAATGCTTGTTGTTCTTTAGCTTTATTAGTAGCAACAGTACTCAGCAATTCAAGTGATGCCCTTTCTTTAAGTTCAGCTAATGACTGTGCTTCTTTATCAGATTCAACAGGCTGCCCTGGTGTTATATCATTAATATCTTGTTCTGCCATTTCTATGTTATGTATTAATTTATTTCGAATATCATCTGAATGAGTCTCAACTATATTGTCAGTTGATTTATCAGTTATTCCATTTTCTTTTATGTAATTTAAAAACTTATCATTCATTTTCATTACCATCATAATAAGCATATAAACCATCTGCAATTGCTTGTCTTAGAACATCATCAGGTATTCTATTAGCAATAGTAGTAACAAACTGTTTAGTATGCTGTTCTTTATATACTTTTTTAATTACATCAAACAATGCTTTAGGTGGAATTTCAAGACCAAGCACCAAATTAATATCTGATGCTTCTTTATCAGATTGGTCAATCATACCATTAACTAATGTAACAATAGACTTATCAGCATTTTCAACATTTAACTCTCCAAATTTAGGTTTTTCATAACCAAGTTGTTCAATGAATTCTTCATCAGTAAATTCCTTAGTTTCTACACCATTGTCAAATGTTAATGTACTAATGTTGCCATTATCTAATTTAACAATTAAACTTGATTTATTATCCTTAAAATGAATATTTAAATCATTACTCATATTAGATAGAGTTACACTGAGATTATCTGCTTTTATACAATCAGTAGCTATAATATCATCTTTAATATTATATTCTTGAGGTTCAACTGAATTGTCAATTTCTTTAACTATTGTTTTAGCTTGGACAATATTTTTCGTGTTTATCCAATCAGGTAATTTAGCGGTATCAATTTCAGGATTAATAGGTTCACCATTTTCAATATCATCTTGAATTTTAGTGATATAATAATCTGAAATATCATCAAACTTTTTATTGGTAAACTTAGCTGGTTTATCAATCTTCATTTTTCGTACTCGTTTAGGATTACCATTATAATCAAAGAAATTTGGATTATATATAATTACCTCTTCTTTATCTGCATTTTGTCCTTTAATAATAGGTTCTCCAAGATTCTCGTTCTTTGAGAATTTAAATGCATTAGTAGGACTCTCGACTTGTGTCATCGCATATGCAAGTTGAGGTTCCTCTGTATTAATAGGTGCAACTAATTGTTGATTACATTTAGTGCCATCTGTGAAGACATATAAAACCATAGAAGGATCAGTATCATCTATATATGCAAGACTTGTTACTGTTCCAAATAAAGTTTCGTCTGATTCATCAACATGTTGAAAATAAAGTTTCATTTTGGATGTTATTCAAATATTTTTAAATTTTTGATTTTGTTGATATAGATTTCACTTTACAAGAAATTACTTTTATTTCTGGTGTTTTATCTTTATCAATCTCTGGCTTTTGTTCCGGAGGTTTTTTATTAGTCAACCACCGGATTATTCGGTGTAGTACACCTCGCAAAATTTTTATTTTAACCATCGTGAAAATAATCGATAAGTTAGTAGTTATACTACAGTATATTAAAATCTGAACAATAATTAGAATTGTTCACTTTTAACTTCTTGCTTCATTCTACCACTACTTTTTAGGGGAATTACTTCCTTGTCATCCATAGTTGGATAGTCCACGAGCGTAAATTCGGCTGTACTGCAACCTATTATTCTTTGTCCTTCTTCTAATATATTTAATGATGCATTATAGTCACGTTCTATAATAGAACCACATTCTGGGCAAGTCCATTGTCTATCAGATAACTTAAGTGTCTTATTAATATAACCACATTGATTGCATCTCTTAGATGAAGGATAAAATCTATCTATAAAAACTAACTTTCTATTATACCATAAACTCTTGTATTCAAGTATTCTTCTAAACTCACCAAAGTTTAATTCAGATATTGAATCAGCGAGTCTATGGTTTTTAATCATGCTCTTCACATTTAAGTCCTCCATACAAATGACTTGGTTTTCGTCAATTAATGAATTACTTACTTTATGCAAATAGTTTGATTTTCTGTCAGTTATCTTCTTATATACTTTTGCAAGCTTAATCCTTGCTTTGTTTCTATTGTTAGATCCAACTTTCTTTTTAGAAAGTTGTTTATTTAACTTTTTGATTTTATTGTATTCTGATTTCTTAAAGTGTCGGTTTTTGAAAACTTCACCATTTGAGGTGATAACAAAGTCTTTAACCCCAAGATCAATACCAATCATTTTATCAGTATCTTTAACTTTATGTAATAAAGAACCATCAATCAAAATTGATAGGTAGTATTCACCACATGGCAGTTTACTTAAAGTTGCTGACTTTATATTTGACTTGTTATCTTGAAGGTATTTTGAATATGATTTACTACATTTAAACTTAATATTCTTAATGTTAGCAAGTGATAATTTATATGATAGATAGTTATTACGTTTAGATATACTTGCTATTTCAAATCTACAAGATTGTTTATTATCATGTTTTGATTTAAACTTTGGATAACCTGTATGCAATGTAAAGAACCGTTTATATGCACTTAACATATCTATTATGGATTGTTTAAGAACCTTAGTGTTTTGTTCCTTTAACCATATAAAATCTGGATTATTAATCAAATCATGATGAAACCAATGACCAAGTGAAGTTAGATTTTCTGTTTTCTTCTTTGTTTTATAAGATTCAATCTTTCGAGCAAGACATTGATTATAAACCGCACGATAACAACCAAGAAGTTTATTAATTTGAACTTCTTGATTGCTATTTGGATATAATCTTATTTTGATTGATCGAAACATAATAATTAATAAAATAATTATATAAGATTTATAATAATGATCAAAATTTTAATCACCTATTGATAACCTTATAAAATTATAGTCAATTTTAATAAAATGTCTAATTAACAAATATTAAGCTTCAGTTTCTGATGATACTGTTGTTGTAGATGTTTCTTCTTCTGAATCATCAGAATCATCATCAATATTAGTGGTGACTACTTTCTATGCAACCTATTGTACATATGTTGGTGTTTGTATATATCTATTACTTATTGCATTTGCAATAGATTTTACACCTAATAAACCAGCAGCAATACCAAATATAACTATTAATTTATCCACAAACTATAATATAACAGTTGCGTCACCTGTATGGAAGAAATAAAAAATAATCAATGCTATTAATAATACTAAACATACAATAGATGCTAAAAAACCAATAAGCTTCTTAGATGATGTACGTCCATTATCATTATTCATTGCTTCCCTTAATGATATTTTATCAATTTGCAAGATCATATTAAAGATTAAAGTTGTTTTTAGTATTTACTGATATAAGTATAAAAAAATCAGGCTATTCTCACGAACCACCTGATTTCAACACCATCATGAATTTATTTTCATCCAAAAATTAAAAATCTCTCATCATGATTATTTATTATTGTTATTGGTTAATTAATTACATATTTCCGAAAATGTCATCTGCAGAAATCTCTTCTGTATCGTCATCTTCATCTTCTTTATCATCTTTCTTATCATCTTTATCATCATCAGAATCCTCATCAGAGTCGTCTTCATCGTCTTCATCTTTAATGATTTCACCACCAATCATCTCTTCAAATTCATCTTTTGAAATACCATATTCATCATCAAGAACCTGTGCAAGTTCATCAATATAATCAGTATCAGTCAATACGAATTTAACAGTAGATTCTGTTGATGCTTCATCTTGGCTATCATCAGTCTGGTCTGTCTCACCGTCATCTTCTTTATCATCGGATTCTGCATCTTCTGTGTCATCATCGGCTTCAAACAATTTTCTGATATTTGCATAATGAATTGATTCATTTGCATCATTTGATTTCTCTTCAGTATCTTCATCTGATTCTGTGTCATCAGACTCTTCATCATTTTCGTCTTCGTCTGTATCCTCTTCAATATCAATAGCATCTTCAGGAATACCAGCCTCAACACAAAGGTCTTTCAACTCATCTGCAGATTCTTTATCTTTAAGTTCGATTACAACACGTGCTAAATCAACTTCTTCATCACCTTCAGTTGCGTCATCTTTCTTATCATCTTTATCATCTGCATCACCGTCAGCATCATCAAATGAACCACCCATAAGTGCTGCAAGATCGTCATCACTCATATCAGCAGCATCAGATGTTTTCTTTTCTTTCTTTTCCTCTTTATCATCTGACTCGAATAATGATTTACCAAATTTAGCAACCATCTTACGATATGATAATTCTTCAGAAAGAATACCAATAAGTTTATTCTTATTGCTGATTATCTTTTTGCATTTTTCAATAAGTGCGTTATCACCATTTGCATTACGGATTGTTTTGCTATATTTCTTTTTAGCATCTACAGCTTCTTTCAACATACTTTGAAGTTTAGATGATTTGATTTTGCTCATAGCAACACCATCAATAGCAACATTTTCATGGAGAACTTTTTTCTTATTATTAATTGCAGTAACAACAGATTCTGTCAAAGAATCACGGAATTTCTTAATTTCTTCAGCTTTATCAGGATCAGCTTCAATCATTTTCTTAATGATACCACTTACACCCTTAACATCAGTTACTTTAAAATTCTCTTTCTTATCTTTAGCAATTTTCTTAAGCTGTAATTGCTGAGCTTTGAGTTTCTTCATTGCTGCAGCTACTTCAGCAGCGCCAATAGTTTGACCCTTTACTGAACGTACAACATCTTCGATTGATGAAACTGCTTTATCAAGTTTCTTTTGGTCTTCAGGTTTAAATGCTTTCATTGCTTCTGCCAAAGAAACCATTTTGTCTTTCTTAGGAGGGCAGCAACCACGTTTCTTTTCATTGAGTGCTTTATCCATTGGTGTCAATTTACCATTAACCAAACGTTTATGCTCATTAAGTTTACATTTACGTCTAATATCTGCACGTTTGCTTTCCATTAATTTTTTGGAGCGCATTCTATGAGCAGCAAGTTTAGACTCAATTAATTTCTTACGATTACATTTTTCAATCTGACGCATATTAACATTAAGTGCTTCATTCAAGCATTCGTCAATATCATCATCTTCAATATATTCATCAGCAAGTTCATCATCATAGCTATCATCCATGTAATCTTGATCAAAGAATTTTTCATCAAAATCACAATCATAATCATCATCACAATAATCATCAGCACAACTATCGCAATAATCATCATATAAGTCGAATGAAAAATCTTCTTCTACATCATCATTAAACTCTTCATCGAAAATATCAGGATCTTCTTCTGCATCATATTCAGAAAAATCTTCAGCATCAAGATCTGCATCTTCATCAGTATCATCATTTAACAATGATTCAAGATCATCATCTTCATCATAGTCATAATCGTCATCTTCAAGATTAATAGGAAGCTCGTCATCATCAAGGAGATAATCTTCTGCTTCATATAGTTTACATTTTCCTGCTAATTTAGCAAATTTCTTTTCATTAATATTACCATTAACAACCATGTAAACATCACCATTTGATTGACGCTCACCAGTTACCACACAATGTGATTCAGTAAGCATATCTCTCAATTTATTAAAATCACCCTTTGTTCCTTTATTGCGAACATAGGCGCTTGTATTGAATGTCAAAGTTGATTTCATTATAAAATATAAAATTACTTTTATTAAAGTTTATTGTATTTATATCATATTAGAAATCAAATATAATTAAAAATAAAAACATTGCCTATTTCACAATAGACAATGTATAACACAACTAAACTAAAAAATTTAAAATAAAAATTAACTAAAATGAAATATTTAATATCTTCATAGGAGATTTTATTGTTCAACTATTCAACTATTATAGCCTTCAAGAGTTTCGCTGTCTACAATACCTTCATCAATTTGCTGTCTTTCCTTTGCTTTAAATGCATCAGTTTTCAACTTAAATGCTTCTGGTACTTTATCATTATCTTTACGGATAATCAAACCTTCACGAGGTACAACATTTACACATAAAGGCTCCATTAATTCCATACCAAAGTTTTCAGTATCTGCTTGCATTGCATATAATACTTTATCATGCCATTCATTATTAACCTTTATATTAGGATAAAGATCTCTAAATCGTCCATGATAGAATATATCAACAGGAACCAATTTATTATGTAACTCAGGATGGTTATTCAATAAATCTACTGTCCAGTTATAAACATCTTCCTTATTCATTTCTTTCCACTCATCAGTTTCAGGATCATGAATTGAAATACGATATGGTGTAAATTTAGATTCGCCTGGTTTACAACCGTAATCATAATCTTTTTGAATATATGAACCATCTGGTGTATATCCATATATTTCACCATATATAGACCAATCTTTAGGAACATATTCTTTAATTATTTCTGCCCAATGCCCCCATATATCAGAACTGTAATATCCCTGTTTTTGATTAGGATTAATATCCTTATTTTTAATCACCTTACGAGATGAATATACAAATCCGTAATCTATATGATAAGTTGGATACTTTTCTTCTTTCTTAAAAAGTTTATAAATTACATTTATAACTTTTTTAAAGATATTCAATTTATTAGGATATTTGGTCTTTATATTAGAGAAACATGCTTGTGAACCATGGATCTTATTATCAATAATAACAATATCATCAGGTTCAAATTTCCACATATTCTTACCAAGTGGTTGGGTATCATAATGAAATTTGAATTCTCCTGGTACCATACGATCAAATCGGTCTGCTCTCTTAGAAAGATTTTTACCAGAATCTTGTATACGTTCTTTAACAGGTTTTATAGGAGGTACATATGCCTTAACAAATAATTCACCATATACAGTATCAAAATCTTCACCAAGATGTTCTTCCAATTTTAAATTAATAACATCTGGATATACTTTAGCAAGTTCATTCAAACTAAAAATAAAACCATATGAAGGTGTACCTTTGAGCTTAATACAACGAACACGACCATGTTTATTAAAGAATCCAACCTTTGATTTTAATGAATTCAAAAGACTTTCACGTTCTTTTGTTAATTCATTTTTATCATTATTATTATCAGCTATTGCATTCAATATATAATTAATATACTCATCTGCATTCTTATAACTGTCATGTTTAAATTCTTTTAATATTTTAACGCCTTTATTATAATTATTCTCTACATCTTGTTTTGCTTCAAATAATCTACGAGCTTTTGATAATTTTTTATTTTTATTATCAATGGCTTCAATACGTTTTTTATATTTGGCAGCATGTTCGATAACAGGTACAACTTCATCTGCATTACTGTTACGTGAGGCTTCACCAAGTTCATACAAGTTATTTGCACTTAAAAATTTTTCATTTAATGCACATTCATTAGATGCATAAAGATAATATTCACCCTCAAATATCTGATCCTTACGTACTACAATAGATTCACCATTAATATGTGTTTTTGCAAGAAAATCTGATCCTTCAATAGGTTCCAGTGTACCTATTTGAATTACATTACAGCAATATTCAGACTTTCCATTTTCTGACATTGTTAATATTTTATTTTCTTCCATGATAGTGTCTTTTTATTTTTAAACGTCAATTATCTCTAATGCAGAATCCAATATAAATTCCATATTATTAACATATATTTTCTTCATCCATTCTTCAACAGGCTTTCCATTAAATAATGCTGTTATTAAGCAGAAATATTGTTTAGGTATACATTTAAACAAATCTTCATCTGTTAATGAAGAATTATCTGTAGGATACATAAAATACTTATGATAAAAATCAAAACATTTTGCTTGTGTATCTGTATTATTAACAATATAATGTTTTAATTTATATTCTGTTACTTTAAAACAATCTGGTGTTATATTTCCAATATTCTCTTTACAAAAATCAATAATAACTTTGTTTATATCAGCAATCGTAGATTCTTTCTGTAATGTATTATATGAAAGAATAATCTCATCTGAATTTATACATTCAATACTATTGAAATCTGTATGATTTTTAATAACATCCCATAAATTATTCAATAATGATTTAATTATATATGTTTCAACAGCAATATGTCTACGAGGATTAAGTTGTCCAAATATAACTTGTCTATCATATTTAGATTGTTTAAAATAATTCTGAAGAACTTCTTTATTATCTGGAATATAAAACTTAATTAAATCCTCGTATGTTTTTACTGGTATACCATTATCAAATATACCAAATATATTAGGATTATAAAATCGAAGTGCTGTAAAATTAGCAGCCTTTAGATCAATTGAAATATAATATAAATTTAAATTAACATCATTATTATAAATGTTAGATCTCTTTGGTAATGAATAATTTGATTTAACAATAAATTGTGTCATATCATCATTATTAAATGCTTGATATGATTCACTATTTTTTATACCATTAATAATTATATTACGATATTCATAATAATCATTTGCAAAATCTTCTGGAGATGTGTATGCATTACTACTATTTTGAATTAATGTCATCCATCTATCAAGATTATTGGTATATGCCAAAAATTTTTTAAAAGTATTAAAATAGAAAAATTGATTCAGATCTTTCACTGAACCAATAGAGATTGGAAGTTTCCAATCATTTATTATTCTATTGCCAATTATTTGAAAATAATTAAATTCTACATTATTCATTGACATATTATATTTTCAATTTAGTTAATAATAAAATATTTGTATATTAAAATCTGAACAATTCTAATTATTGTTCAGATTTTAAATTCTTGCTATTAGTACCGCCAGCGGGACTCGAACCCGCACAGCCGCAATGGCCAAGAGATTTTCTTACTATAGTTTTGCCTACTACAGCTTGGACTATGTCATAACCATATCATAATCAATGACTTAGGTTGTTCGTATATACTCTCTACAGTATATTAAAATCTGAACAAAATTAGATTTATTCATTTTTAATTTCTTGATTCATCCTATCATTACTTTTTAGGTTCATTTCTGAACGGTCATCCATAAGAGGATAGTCCACAAGCGTAAATTCGGTTGTACTGCAACCTATTATTTTTTAAATATACTTATAAAGTATTAATTGTAGGGGATATGGGACTTGAACCCATACGTTCAATTGAACAACACGGTTTAAGCATGTCGCGGCTACCGATTACGCCAATCCCCCATTTAGTCAATGTACTCTTGTATTCACTTACATTTTATTATAGCATTAATAATAAAATTGTCTATATAATATTTTTTAATTAATATTATATTAAAATCTGAACAAAGTTAAGTGTGTTCAGTTTTTAACTACTTGCTTCAATCTACAGCTACTTTTTAGGTTCATTTCTGAATGTTTATCCATGTAGATAGGATTTACATTACAACTTATTATTCTTTGTCCTTCTTCTAAAATATTCAATGCAGCATTATAATCTCTATCTATGATAGAACCACAGTCAGGACAAGTCCATTGTCTATCTGACAATTTAAGTGACTTATTAATATAACCACAATGATTGCATCTCTTAGATGAAGGATAATATCTATCTATAAAGACTAATCGTCTATTATACCACAAACTTTTATACTGCAATATTCTTCTAAATTCTCTAAAATTCATTTCTGATATTGAATCAGCAAGCTTATGATTCTTAAGCATTCCTTTTACATTTAAGTCCTCCATACAAATGACTTGGTTTTCATCAATTAGTATATTGGATATTTTATGTAAATAGTTTGATTTACAATCAGTTATAGTTTTATATACTTTTGCAAGTTTGATCCTTGCTTTATTTCTGTTGTTAGAGCCTTTAACTTTCTTAGAAAGTTGTCTTTGTAACTTCTTTATTTTCTTATATTCTGATTTCTTAAAGTGTTGGTTTTCAAAAACATTTCCATTTGATGTTATAATAAAATTCTTAATACCAAGATCTATACCAACCATGTTGTTTGTGTCTTTGACTTTATGAGTTAGACAACCGTCAACTAAGAGTGATAAGTAATACTCACCACATGGTAGTTTACTTAAAGTCGCCGACTTTATATTTGGCTTATTATCCTGAAGATATTTTGAATATAACTTACTACATTTAAATTTAATATCTCTTATATTTGCAAGTGATAATCTATAAGATAGGTAGTTATTACATTTAGATATACTTGCTATTTCAAATCTACAAGATTGCTTATTATCATGCTTTGATTTAAACTTTGGATAACCAATATGGCGTTCAAAGAAATTTTTATAAGCATTTAACATATCCATTATGGATTGTTTAAGAACTTTAGTGTTTTGTTCTTTCAACCATATAAAATCTGGGTTATTAATCAAATCATGATGAAACCATTTACTTAAAGAAGATAAGTTTTCAGTTTTCTTCTCTTTGTTATAAGATTCAATTTTTCGAGCAAGACATTGATTATAGACAACACGATAACAACCAAGAAGTTTATTGATCTGAACTTCTTGTGTTTTGTTAGGATATAACCTTATTTTTATTGTTCGAAACATTAGATTTTTTATTTTTCTTCTGTTACTTTTGAAGATTCAACATCAGAAATAAATGCATTACTCCACATAAGGATAACAAATGCTGAATCACTTGCAATATCAAGTTGTTTGTTATCACCTGTTACCTTATTGGTAATGACAGTATCTCTATCAATAACAACCAATGTATAACCAAGTTTATTTTGGAAATGCTCAATGATTTCAGGAATAAATTGTTTAATGTCTTTATCAATTTCTATCATACAGCAGTATGAACCATCAAGACTCTTAGCAGCAACCAAAGAATTCACATCATTAAAGAATTTCTTCAATAGTGCGGTTTGTGTAGTATCCATTCCATACTTGGTGCGCATATATGCAGACTTAGCTGATATACCTGTTGAGGTATTCAATACTGTATAAGGGTTTGGTTTTTGTTTAGGGGCTTGACCAAGAAGCTCTCTGACTTTGTCTGTAATGTTATACATATTTGTTGTTTTTAATTTTAACAGTACAAAGTTAAGTATAATCTCCGATATAGCAAAATATAAATTAATTATTTAACAATTATTTGCTTTTCAGGTTTATATTCACCATAATCAGTATTATCCACAATTTGTTGTAAATCAGTTAAAGAAACACCTGGATGATATATTTTCCATGAATTATATCCTGATGTTGGCCCAGCACCTAAATACATACACCAATCAAATTGTTTAGCTTGCCATGACGGTATTTTATATAATTTCTTTTGTTTCTCTATTATATTAACCATTACTTCATGTGGTAGAAAAAATCTATCATACTGAAGATCCTTTGTATAATTCCGAAGTTTACATTCATTAATGGATAATGGTTTATCAAGTGTTATTAATTTATCATCATTATTTCTATCTCTATATGTGCAACAATTTTCGCATAAAGAGTTAAAGTCTGCACTTGGATATGCATACTTATATAATAATGTATATGTTTCTCTGATTATTTTATCCATCTTCTTTTCTGAAATCATAATTCGTATTGAGAAATTTATATTTTTATAATATTATTCCATGCCAAGCTTCTTTAAGGTTTTTTCAGTGACAACCATAAATTCAGCTCCTCTGGATTGAAATTCTTTAGTGGCAGCTTTCCATTTTTGTATATTAACCAAATAAGTTTCTGCTTCTCTATTATAACGTTTATGTTCTTTCATAGATGCATTTTCATTAATTGGTTTTGGTTGCTATGTCTGAGCATAAGGTTTAATCTCTATAAAAATTTTTCTTATTGTATTATTCTATCCTTTCATTTCAATCCAGAAATCTGTATAATAATTACAAACTTTCCAATTTAACGGATTCTAAGGATCCAATCCTTCTTTGACACATTTCTGCATATTAGCAACCGGATTCAAATATTGAACTTTAACAGGTTCGCTTGCCCACCTTACTATATTAGGAGAATCATCACAATATCTCATAAAGAAATATTCCCAACCAGACCTATAAACATTTTCCTTTGTTAAACATTTTTCAGGATGCTTTGGATAATAGTATCCTTGATGAAATTTAACTTTATCAGAATCGATTACTGGTTTATGATATTTCTTATAATCATCATTCATTTTTAAATGAAAACATAAATTTAAATATTTAATCGAATTTTTAGGAAGAAATATTTTTAAGTTTCAAATATTTTACTTACCTTTGTGGCGTGATAAAATCTCACATTAATTATAGTATTAATTTAATAAAAGTTTAAGATTATGAGTGATTATAAATTACATTATTCAAATAATCAATTTGAATTAACAAATAACATTTCCGATAAACAGATTAATGAATTATTAGATAGTCTCAAATCTAAAAAATATTCATCTATCAAATATCAAATAGATGATACATTTGATAAAATTATAAAACCAGATGATTATAAAGTATTTTTTGAAGATATTCAAAAATTTTTAGAAATCTGTGGAACAAAATTAACAGATAACCAAATATGTAAAATTACCGAATATATTCAAGATTATAATAAAAAATATAAATCATATCGTGATAATTACAATAATATATTAATGGAAAAACAAAACATTTGTAAGCATCCGGAAATCCATGAAAATAATTATGGTGATTATATATGCGAATACTGTGGGAAAAAATGGTAAATTTTTATAGAAACAATGAATTATTTTGATCTTAATCCAAATCTTATAGATAAAAATTCTTTAATAAGTAAAATTAGGAATGAACCATATTATATATGGTCTGATGATTATTTTAAATATTATGATTTAAGCTCTGTAGAATCTATTAAATTTCATCTTGATACATCCATAAAAATCCTTGAAGATTTTGGCATTATTCTTTCTGATGAGGATAATCATAAAATTAAGGATATTATCAATAAATTTTCGAAATATAATAAAGATAGATCTGAAATTATAAATGCGGTCAAAGTAAGACAAGATAATTGTAAACATAATGTTATTATCGATATGCTGGACGCTAAAAATAAAGATTATCAATTTATCGAGAGGCTACCAGATAATTGTATATTTTGTACTGAATGTGGAATGGTGATGTCTAAAAATGGTGGTTGAGATAATAAAACCTATTCTGGAAAAATTTTAATGAAAATCTTGTATATAACTCAAAAATTAAGTAATTTAAATGTTAAACTTTACTAAAGAGTAGTTAAACTTTGTTAAATAATAGACTTTTTAGCCATATTGGTTAGACAACCAAAACTATACTATTTAAATATTAATCAAATAGTTATTAACAAATTCGTAGTTTTTAATTGTTAAACTATGTTAAAGACCAGAGAAAAAGTTTAGACAAATGTCCCTGGAATTTACTATAAGAGCTTGTAGGTTTTTTAAAAAAAGGAAAATATATTATTAAACTATATATAGGGTGAAAATTTTTAGATAAGAAAAGAAAAGAAAATAGAGATAAAAGACTGTAAAGAAAGTGAGGATAGTCCCGAGAAAATTTAGATATAGGAATGAGACTAAATAAAAAATAAGAAAGAAACTATTGGGTATAAAATTAGTGAGGATAGTCCCGGAAAATTTTAGATATAAGAAATAAAGAAAATAGAATAAAAGAATAAAGAAACTATAGGGATAGAAAATTAATAAGGATGGTCCCCGAAAATTTTAAACAATATAAAAAGTAATATTAAGTATGAGTACAGAATGTAAATTGCATATTATTAAAGATAACAGCCATGAAGTAACATTATTCATGTCGCATGATGGTTTTCCAGAATATATTGGTAAAATAATTAAAAAGGTTTTAGATACTCCTAAGTCAGCAGAACAATTTTTATGGGATCTATTGTCAAACGGTTTTGAACCGGAATATTGTTATGAATTAGGTGATACCGATTTTAATTATTATATTTTTCCTGATTTAAGACAAGTATCGTTTAAAAAATATCGTTCTCCTGATATTATCCAATTAGATTTAGATAATTATTGATTTTTAAATACGTATTATGTTGTTTGTTTAATAGCCAGTAAAATGTAAATCCGGAAAAATACATTTTATTGGCTATTTTTATTTTGTAGATTACATCAGTAATTTGTAAAATCATCCAGAATGCCCTTTATTTCATCTCTCTCGCATTCTAAGGCTTTAGATGATAGTTTTTATATATTGGTAATTAAACTGTCTTAGAATTGATTTAAATAAATTTTTAAATTTTATTATAAAATAATTTTTATATTTCAAATATTTTACTTAACTTTGCAACATCATAAAAATAATATGAAAATAATCGTACAAACATAGAATAACATAGATATTAGATATGTAATAAGGTATTCGATGTCTAAAATCATCCAGAATGCCCTTTATTTCATCTCTCTCGCATTCTAACTATCCAGATGATAAAATCTATATCTGTGCTGTTAAACTGTCTTAGAATTAATTTAAATAATTATTTTAATATATGAAGAAAATTTTTATTATAGTATTTTCGTTATTGATAATGATAACATCATCTTGCATGCGAAATAAAGAACATATAAAATCAACAGAAGGACATTTTCTTAGAGTAACATGTGACACATTGGTTATTCATGGTAATAAACATGAATTCCTTATGAATCCTGGTTATGCAACACAAATTTTTATACATTCACCAGAATGTTGGTGCCTCAAAACAAAAAATTCATCTAATATTAATAATGATTTAGATGATAATTATGTTGAAGAAGAATCTATTGATTAATGGAAATAATTAAAAATATATATTATCAATTAAATTTAATTCCAGCAGAATATTATTTGCATGTATTAGTTTCTCAAATTTTATTTGTATTTGTTTTTGAAATCTTAAAAACAAAATCATTTAATAAGAAACTAATAGTATCAACAATGATAATTCTATTCATTGGTATTGATAAAGAAATTTTTTATATGCTATCATATGGATTATTTGATTGGTATAATCTATTGTCAGAAACTATTGGTATATTAATTGCAATTTTAATAACTTTATATAAAAATAGAAAAAATGTCAAATAATAAGAAAATTCTAATTTGTGCAATCATTATTGTTGGTTGCATTATTGCATGGTGTTTCTGTTGTTATTTTAGTTATAACAACAATGAAGTAAGTTTGAGAAATCAAGCAAGTGCACAAATCGAAAAGATTGAAGCAACACATGATAAGATGTGGAAAATCATTCAGCAAAAAGCTGATGTAACAGATCAGTATAAAGAAGCTTTTGATTCTGTATATACACATATCATGTCAGAACGATATGCAACAGATGATGGTTCTTTGATGAAATGGATTAAAGAGTCTAATCCTGAATTTGATTCTTCTGTCTATAAAGATTTGTCAGAAAGTATCGAAGTTTATAGAACAGAATTCCAAAAATCACAAGAACGCGTTTTGGATATTATTAGGGAACATAAAACACTCTGTGAAACATATCCAGGTAAATGGTTTATTTCTGACACATCAGATATTGAATATACAACAGTATCATCAACCAGAAGTAAAACAGTTATGACAACTGGACTTGATGATGACGTTGATATTTTTAAGAAATAAATATTTTAAATTGTTCTATAGATAAAATTATTCATTGATTAAAGGTTGGTTCTACTCATAAATAGAGATCAACCTTTAATTTGTTAAATAACAATACATTATCATGATTTTTTTACTTTTATTAGTACCTGTTATTGCAGCTATTATATTTTGGTATTACAATAAAACAGATAACATATATCAAAAAATTATTCCAATAATATTAATACCATGGTGTATATTCTTTATTGCATTTGTGTGTTGTAAAGGTTTACATGGTTCGTCAACAGAATATTATGGGTCATATGTAACACAAATTACATATTATGAACCATGGAATGAAGAGGTGACAGTAACCAAAACCAGAACATATACAGATTCTGATGGTAAAACACGTGAAGAAACTTATACAACAACGGAAATAGAATATCATTCAGAAAAGTATTCATATAAATCAAACACTGAAGATTATGATCATTATATTTCCAAGGATTTGTATAAACGGATGTATAATAGATTAAAAACAGAACCTGTATATAAAGATATGCATCGTAATTATTATACAAAAGATGGCGATGCTTATATTACATCATTTGATAATATTGATACACATATGTATACCCTGACTGATACACATTCTTATTGGAATCCTATAAAAGCTAATCCATATACTATATTAGGTTATACAAAAATATCTAAAGAAAAAGCTGATTCTTTAGGTCTATATGAATATCCAAAAGTTAATTCTGATAATTATGATCAATCACCTATTATAGGAATGAAAGTTCCATATTGGCAAGAACATCAAATTAGAGTTTTAAATTCTAAATATGGACAATCAAAACAATTTAGAATGTATATTCTGTTATTTAAAGATAAGAAACCAGAAATTGCAGAATATCAAAAATCATATTGGTATCAAGGTAACAAAAATGAATTAATAATATGTTTAGGTATAAAGGGTGATTCTGTTACATGGTGTAGAGGATTCAGTTGGTCTGATAAACCTATATTAGAAATAAAATCCAGGGATTATTTCATTAATCATCCTAAATTAAATCTATATGATTATGGTAAGTTTATTGAAAGTAATTTGAAACATTGGAAAAGAAAAGAATTTAAAGATTTCAATTATATTTCTGTTGACTTAACAACAACACAAATATTAATTATATCAATATTAACAATAATATCTACATTTATTCTATATTATATAGAATGGAATAGTGGTAAAAGAAATTAATCTATAAAAATAAAAGGATAGAACTTTTTCGAGGTTCTATCCTTACTTTTATTTTATGTACTTATTATTTAAAATTTTCGAGGACTATCTTTACTATTTTCCTATCTCTATAGTTTCTTTATTTTTTATTTCTTTAGTCTCATTCTTATATCTAAATTTTCTCGGGACTATCCTCACTAATTTTCTATCCCTATAGTTTCTTTTATTCTCCTAAATTTTCTCGGGTCTGTCCTCACTAATTTTCTATCATTTTTCTCACCCTATATATAGTTTAATAATATATTTTCCTTTTTTTAAAAAACCTACAAGCTCTTATAGCAAGAAAAAACGACATTTGTCTAAACTTTTTAGAGAGCCTTTAACATAGTTTAACAATTAAAATTATTCAAATTATAATTAACTATTTGATTAATATTGAAATAATATAGTTTTGGTTGTCTAACTAATATATTCAAAAAGTCTATTATTTAACAAAGTTTAACTACTCTTTAGTAAAGTTTAACATTATATTACCTTATTTTTAGTGGGATTTTCTTAAATTTGTTGTGGAATACAAAATTTCACATTAGTTCTTTAGTATTATATTGTTTTTATTTTTATAATATATAAAATTATATTTTATATCTAAAAACCTAAAACCATCCAGAATGCCCTTTATTTCATCTCTATCGCATTCTAACTATTCGGATGATAGTTTTATTAGTTTAGCATATAAATGCGATAGAGATGATTTAAATGGCCTCTATGAAGAAATATAAAATAATTACATAAAATATTTTTATATATCAAATAATTTTATTATCTTCGCACCAGAAATTATTAATATATTAATTAATATGTGGGAAAACAATTCAACATATCAAGATTATGAATGTTACTTAAAACAACGGAATTATCAGATTAATGATGATTTGTTGAAAGAGTACGCAAATTCTTATGATTTATCATATGAATTGTCACCAGCCAATGATTTAGATTTTGATAATAATTATATGATGCCGTTTATATCTCCTAATAACAAGGAAGTTCATATATTCTTTAAGCCAACTGGTGAATATAAAAAATATATCGAGCAAATGCTAATATTGCATTCTGATAAACCAGATTATAAATTACAAGTAGACCCTAATAAGTGTACAGTAATTAGAGTTGAGGTTGAGTCTTACATATATGGTAATATGCTTACTGAATCTAATGGAAAACGTTGTATTGCACTTGTTAATCCTGAATATGATGAATATTATAATAACGGTAGGCATTATTCATTGACATTATTTGATAGAGCCATCAATTTTCAAAATATGAAATATATTGAATATCTTACTTTAGGTATATCTAAATTTTCAAATTTTTTAAATTTCGTTAATGATACATTATATCCAATATTAGAAAAAGCTGATTATACATGTGAATATGTAACAATGAATAAACCGATAATTAAATTAGAAACTTTAGAAAATTTAGAGGACTTAGATGAATATTCTATAATATTTGAACATCCAAGTAGTCAATATATAAATGCAAATCTATTTTGGATTCAACTTGATCCATTTACATTTGATATTCATGTTATAAATGATTTGGATATATTCAATAAAAATAAAGATGAACTTTATGATTATCTGTTAGAAAATTACTGGAAGCCAATTGATAAACAAGATATGGAATATAAAATGAGTGATATAGGTCCATTTTCTTATTTGTATAACAATAAATTAAATAAAAATTCGTATGTGAATTATATGCATAAAGTTATAGAGAATACGAATAATCAAAGAAGAGTAAATGCAATTAATAGAATGATATAAAATATACCTTATAGGGTATAATTTATATTATATTAATTATAACTATACCCTATAAGGTATAAATTAAACATAATAATATTTTTATACTATAATTATTAAGGAAGAAATATAATTTATAAAGTATGAATATTCAAGATTTTAAAATACCAATAGTGTTAGCAATTGTAGGACCATCTGGATGTGGAAAAACAACCGTTGCAAAATGGTTAAATGATAATCATTATTGTAACACTATTATTTCATATACAACTCGTCCTATAAGAGATGATGAAGTTAATGGTGTTGACCATTATTTTGTAACTGAAAATGAAATGCCAAAATCTGATGATATGATGGCATATACACTTTTTGGTGGTTATCATTATTGGACAACTTTCAATCAATTGAAAAATGATACTTATAATGCATATGTGATTGATGAACGCGGATTGATTGATCTTTATAAACTTGATAAAGCACATAAGATTCGTGTTATATGGTGTCAAATGGAAAGACCAAATAATCCAACAGATTCTGATAGAATAAAAAGAGATGATATTCGTAAAGAATCACAAATTACATTAGAAGAATTAGGATATAAACCAGATACCATATTGGTTAATGATGGTGATTTAAATAAACTATATAATCAAATTAAACTTCGAGTATTTAACCAATTTATTTTGGGTGATGTGAAAAATGCAATGGATGCATTATCGCATTCAATGTCATCATTAATGAATGTTAAAAATCAGGAATAATTTTGGTATAGGAAATAGTTGAATAATATTCTGGACATTTTTATAAAATAACAAGATAAAAACAATGCTAAGAGCAATAAAAATAAGATTATATCCAAATAAGACTCAAGAAGTTCAAATTAACAAACTTCTTGGTTGTTGTCGTTTTGTTTATAATCAATGTCTTGCTCGTAAAATTGAATTTTATAAAGCTGAAAAGAAAACAGAAAATTTAACTTCTCTTAGTTATTGGTTTCATCATGATTTAATTAATAATCCAGAATTTATATGGCTGAAAGAACAAAATACAAATGTTCTTCAACAATCAATAATGGATATGTTGAATGCTTATAAAAGGTTCTTTATCCAACATAATGGTTATCCAAAGTTTAAATCAAAGCATGATAATAAACAATCTTGTAGATTTACAATAAATGCCATTTCTAAACGTAATAACTATCTATCATATAGATTGTCTCTTGCAAACATAAGAGATATTAAATTTAAATGTAGCAAATTATACTCAAAATATCTTCAAGATAACAAACTTAATATAAAGTCAGCAACTTTAAGTAAGCTACCTTGTGGTGAGTATTATCTATCAATTTTAGTTGATGGTGGCTTATTACATAAAGTCAAAAATACTAACAGTATAATTGGTATTGATCTGGGTGTTAAGAATTTTATTACAACATCAGAAGGAGAAGTCTTTGAAAATCTGCACTTTAAGAAATCTGAGTATAAGAAAATAAAGAAGTTACAAAGACAGCTTTCCAAAAAGAAAGTTGGATCCAATAATAGAAACAAAGCAAGAATTAAACTTGCGAAAGTATATAAAGTCATAACAGATCGTAAATCAAACTATTTGCATAAGGTGTCTAATTTATTAATTGATGAAAATCAAGTCATTTGTATGGAGGACTTAAATGTAAAAGGAATGGTTAAAAACCATAAGCTTTCAGATTCAATATCTGAAATGAATTTTGGTAAATTTAGAAGAATACTTGAATACAAAAGTCTATGGTATAATAGACGATTAGTTTTTATCGACAGATACTATCCTTCCTCTAAAAGATGCAATCATTGTGGTTTTATTAATAAGTCACTTAAATTAAGTGATAGACAATGGACTTGTCCTGATTGCGGTTCTATCATAGATAGAGACTACAATGCCGCATTAAATATTTTAGAAGAAGGCCAAAGAATAATAGGTTGCAGTACAGCCGAATTTAAGCTTGTGGACTATCCAACTATGGATGATCGTTCAGAAATGAACCTAAAAAGTAGTGATAGAATGAAGCAAGAAATTAAAAGTAAACAAGTTTTGTTCATATTTTAATATACTATGAGAACCATATATTGTTATCAGCATAAAGAATTAAATAGTTATCGTACACAATTAGGAAAAAATCCAATTTATAAGATTGGCGATACTGGTATAGAAGCTGAATCTATGAAAGATTCGGCTTTGATTCGTATAAAACAACAGGATAAAGAATCTAATTCTGAGCCAAATGTATTAGTTTGGTGTGAAAGTGTTCCTGATGATTTTATGACAGATGTTGAACACGTTGATAAGAAATTCCATGATTTTTTGGAACATAATAAAGGTTATTTAAAGTATAGAGAAGATGCAGATCGTGAATGGTTTGAATTTGAAAATCCAGATATTCCGAAAGCATTACTGCATGAATTTTTATATGGTAGCCGTAGATTAAATGCATATAAAATGCGTAAACCTCAACAAGCTGCTCATGATAAAATTGTTGAATATTTTAAAAATAATAATGGTGAATTTTTATTAGCAGCAAAAATGAGATTCGGAAAGAATTTTACATTTTTACAAGCGGTTAAAACACTTGGATATAAAAATGTTTTATTATTAACATATCGTCCTGGTGTATTCAATTCATTAAAAGATGATATTGAGAATCATGTAGATTTTACTGATTTTAAATATATTTCATTTTCTGATAATAAAGATAAATTAACATTATCTGATAATAATGTTAATATTGTAACATGCTCAGTTCAAATGGCTGGCTATCGTTATAATGATGAGACTAATGATTTTGAAAAAGATAACAATACTACAAATAAACTATTTAAGAAAAATTTAAAGACATTAGCATCATATAAATGGGATTTAATTGTTACCGATGAATGCCATTATGGTACAACAACTGAGAATTTTAATAGCATTTGTAATACACTTAAATGCTCTAAGATTTTATATATTTCAGGCACACCATTTAAACAAATAAATGAATTTAAAGATAATAATCTTTTTACATATACATATCTGGATGAACAAGATGCAGAAGATTATAAAATGCCTAAATTGAGACAATACGCCATAAAAATGGATAGTAAACTTATTGATTATTATCATAAGAATATTGAAATGGTTGATTATCCTAATATGAAAAAATTATTTCAAGCTGATGCAAATGGTGATTTTAAATATGGTGATATTTCAAAACAAACAATTAAATTCATTATAGATAAACTTAATAATACAAATAATGGCGAATTTAAACATGGATTGGCTTTAATGGATTATAAAGATTCTGTTAAAGCAATTGTTAAGTTTATTAATGATACATATAAAAATATACATGCTATTGATGGTAGTAATGATATTGTAAATGTAGATAAACTAAAAGAAATAATTAAAAGAAATGATAATAAAGGCATAAAGACAATAACTTTTTCATGTGGTAGATTTATTGAAGGTGTAACAATTTCTGAATGGAATACTGTTATTATGTTACAAGATGGTGCATCTCCTGAACGTTATTTTCAAGCAATGTTTAGAGGGCAATCACCAGCTGAAGGCAAAGAAGATTTTTATGTATTTGATTATAATCCAGAACGAATGTTATCACTTAATTATGGATTTATTTCACAATTATCAAAATGTAAAAAATCATATAAAAATATTGATAAAGAAGTTATTATTAAAGAATGGTTAAAAGCAGCACCAATTATTAGGTGGGATGATCAATTATCAGACCAGCAATTTGTTGAAGTTAATTATCGAGATATTGAAAATGCATACTTTAAGAATGATAAAATTGGTGCTTCTAAATTTTGTGATTCTTCTTTATATAATTTGTACCATAATATTAATATTACACAATCAGAAATAAAAGATATTACATCATGTCTTGATAAATCTTTTAATGGAAAAATATTGAATAAAGATCCTAAAAGCGTATCAGTTAATGATAATGGTATATCAGGCGCAAAAAATAGAGTATCTGTAATATCAGTAAATTCTGATAATACCCAATTTAATAAACCTGATAATAAAAATAATAAGAAGTATTCAATATCAGAATTAGTAGCACTTGTTAAAAATCATATGCATTATATTTCCAGATATATTGTAATATATAACTGTCAAAATACTTCTGATATAATTAAAACATTAGAGGATAATATAGATAATAATCAATTAATTTTTGAAAGGTCAACAGGCATAACAAATTACCAAGTATTTAAAATAATCATTGATAAACATATTATAAAGGAAGATGAATTTAATTATTCTATTTCTCAATTATGGGAAGAATTAAATAAGGTATCTAATATGGATGCGAATACAAAATATGCAACATATAAAAGATGGAACCTTTTTAATTACAGAGCAATTCCTCAAAGTATTTGTGATAATATTATAAATGATATTGATTCATCAATATTTAAAAATAAAAATATAAAAATCTGTGATTTAACTATTGAAAATGATTACATCATTAATATTCTTATAGATAAATTTATGGATGGCTTGTCTAATGATATTTTAGACAGAAAAGAACGAAACAACTATATATTGAATAATATAATATATGCATGCACAACAAGTGATATAACTAAAAGAATAATCACAAAAATATGTAATATTAAAAACATATATAGTTGTCAAGTAAAAAATAAAAACATCGAATATATAGATAATATGCCCAAATTTGATTATATAGTACAAAATCCACCATATAGTGGAACTTTACATATAGATTTCTTTAATAAAGGATTAGATTTATTAAATAAAAATGGCAAAATGATTATTATAGAACCTGCAACATGGTTAGTTAATATTAGAAAGAATGGTAATGCAAAGACTATATATGAGCCTCTTAAAAATAGAATAAAAAATCATGTATCTAAAATAATTGTTGATAATTATACTAAGGAATTTAATATAAGGATATTTGCTGGATTATCAATAACCAATATTGATTTATCTAAAGAATATGATACCATAGATTATAGTATCTGTGGTTATAAACAAAAAGTTAATTCTGTATATGATTGTAATCTAATAGGTGAATATAATACAATTTGGAGTATATTAAATAAATTACTTTCATATAAAGATATGGTATCTGATCATTTATATAAAAAAGATAATATAATATTAAATGATCAAAAATACTTACAATATAATTTTATTGGTGTTCCACTTATTACAGCTCGATCACATGGTAATAGATTTGATGAATTATTTTCTAAATATTATTATCGATTATGCGGGTATAGCGATGTTTTAGATGAATTACCTAAAAATAAAAATGGCGATGAAATAAAATATTTGATACAAGGAACAAAAGAAGAATTGGAAAATTATAAACATTTAGTTTATAATACAAATTTACCAATATTTTTATCTTATGTATTAACTATTGACCAAAACAATAATGTATTGCCATTTATACCATGGTTAGTTGATAAAAAATATACAACTGAAGAAATATATAAATTGTTTAAATTCACAGATGATGAAATTTCATTAATTGAAAAAACTTGTAAAAAATATAGTATTGAATCTGTATTTGCTAAACGAATGTATGATGGACCATCATCTGAAATAACAGATGATGAGGTTAAAGATTATATAGACAATCTATAAATTAAATCTTATAAAATATATAAGAAAATCTTTTAATATGCTAATAGAGGATCAATCAGAAATAAGAAAAAAAAGACACCATATAACACAAGAAGATTTTACACCTGTTTCAATATGTCAAATAATGTGCGATGAATATTCAGAATTATTTTCTGATTTTTCAAAAACTTTCTGTGATATAGCATGTGGAATTGGAAATATACTTAGATATATTCTTCAAAAACGGTTTGAATATTGTAATTCTGCAGAAGATATATATAAAGCAATTGAAACATTATATGGGACTGAATTAATGGATGATAATACAAAAGAATGTAAAGAAAAAATATTATCAGATATTAATGAAATTGCAATATCAAAAAATTGGGATATATCAAAAGATATAGTTTTAAAAATTTTAAATAATAATATTGTTTGTACAGATACTTTTACATGGGATTATGAAAATTGGGCTCCTCAAAAGTATATAAAGACAATACCATTATTTTAACATTTATAATTAAAAATATCTAAATATTTTTATATATCAAATATTTTACTTATCTTTGCAATATAATTAAAAACGAATTTAAAAACAACAAAAATTATGAGTGATATAGCAACTTGTGGTGGATACCTACAATCAGAATTGTATCGTTTAGCAATGGACACTTTTTGTGTTCTGCCTATTGAACCTAATCAAGTAGAATTGGTTGGTGGTTCAGCTATTGATTATGCTTTGATAGCATATAAAGCAGGTTATGCAATTGACACCCGTTGTATTAATCAACCTGTTGCAGATTTTATAATTGATCTTGATATTAATTATAATGCAACATTTTATAAGTCATGGAAAGATTTGATTGAGAAGACCGATATAGAATTGCTTTATGATCAAATTCTGCATTATTTAACAACTTATGGTACAAATTATTCTGATGAAGTAGATACATATGTACCCAATGATAATCCTTTGAAATTGGATACAACCAATTTGAAGGTTATCAAGGCTGTTACTATGGAAGAATTCTGTAATATCCTTTATGATTATGCATGCTCTGGTATTGCATGTTCAGATAAGATGATATGGCTTTTGAAACAATTCATCAAACTTGGATATGAAAAAGGATATTTACATGGCAGTGTTGATGCTATTACCAATAAGGAAGTCGCAACTGAAGTATCTATGTTTAATCATGTACTTCCCGTATCAACTGTAGAAAAGTTCCGTACTTTTGTATATGCTGTGACTGGTAAGACACTCCTTATTAAGGATAAAGATACAATTAATGCTATGGCTTTCCCCAGTATTTGTATGGATACACCTATGGATTTTGTAAATAATTTTCCTGAGTATTCATATGCTAAAATGGTAAACGATTTTGCTGAAATCTTTTATCGTTTTAAACCTCTGTTCTTGTCATATCGTAAATCAGGTAGTGATGCTCGTAAATTTGTTAATTTAGTCCGTCGTAAAGCAAAGACTTTGCATAAACCTATGGTTGCAGGATTCTTTGAATCTTTGACAACTGAAGAGACTTATAAGAAGTATGATAAGAATACAATTAATCGTATTCTTAATAAGGAAACAAATACATTCAAGCTTTGTCGTGCTTATAACATTTTGAATACAAAATGTGTTGAACATGAAACTTTAAAAGAAGGATCTGATATACAAAATACATATATCATCCGTAATGGTAAAGTATTTGAAAAGTCCTCAACATATAAGACATTACCAAACGAACGTTATGATTGGATGGCAGATATTCGTGATATGATTTTCAATCGTATTGTTAATATTGTAAGTGATAACCGTATTAAGAATAATAAGACTGCCGTTATTCTACCTTCAAAAGTTAGATTAGCATGTCCTATTTCAAATAAGATGATGTTTGGAAATATTCCTTATGGGTCTTATTTTGAAATGACTGAAGATAACTTCTTTGGTGTATACTGGAGAAATGAATGGGGTACTTATGATTTTGATTTGTCATATATTTCTGCTTCATGTAAATTTGGCTGGAATGGATCATATCGTTATACAAAAAAGGAAGAAGATGAATATTCATTATTATTCTCAGGCGATATGACAGATGCCGATCCTGAAGCTGTTGAAATGTTCTATGCAAAGAAAAATGTACCTAATGGATTAATTAAATTAAATCGATATAATGGTACTGTAGGCTCCAAGGCAGAAATTTTTTATGGAAATGAGATTATTAATAACTTCCATGAAAATTATATGGTTAATCCCGATTCTATTGCAGTTCGTGTTCCTATTATATCAGCAAAGAAAGAGCAAATTGTTGGTTTAATATATAATAATAAAATATATTTTGTTGATTTATCAGCAAGTGATAAACGAGTATCTGATTATTCATCTGAACAGATTGAAGCATATGTTAATAAATTAACAGGGTATCTTATGTTAGATTATGTATTAACACATGCTGGATATGATATTGTAACAGATTTTGATGAAGAACATACAGAAGAAAATACAGTAGACCTTCGTAAAATTGAAGGCAATATATTAATTGATTTATTTAAGTAATTGAATCATAATAATATTTAAAATGGTTGGTCTATGTGAATAGATCAACCATTGTTTTTATATATAAATTGAAATAATGTAAATTATTAAATTATTCTGCTGAGTCTTCTGAGTCTTTTGAAATTCCCATTTCTTTATATAAGTCACAAGTAACACGCTCAACAGAACCATCTGCGCCAGCTATTCCAGATACAGGTTGATTATAACCATATGCTAATACAGCAGCTAATTTATCAACATCAACATCTAATTCTGTTATACGAGCATATGGACAAGGATGTATTTTTTTCATATCTTCTTCATCTGGTACATTAACCATATTAGGATGAAATTCATTATCTGGTTTCCAATTACCATCTGATAGATATTCAGCAACAGATGAATCTATAGTAGTTGTTATTACATTATTTCTATATACTTGTTTCATTTCTTTAAATTTTTAATATAAAACATATTTTATTATTTATAAAGAAAAATCTCAATGAAGTTAATCATTGAGATTTTATATAGAATATTTAAATTATTAATATTTAATCAGAAAAACCGAATTCTTCAAAACTTGCATCGTATACTTCTGACAAATCACCAGAATTATCCTTGAAGAATATTGCTACACGATTATCACCAGCCACTACATAATAAGATTCATCTGTTGGATTATTAGACCAAATAACATCGCCTTCAAGTCCAACAATTTCACCATTTTCTATAATAGGACCAGCTTCACCATAAACTCGCATAACAAAGCAGAAAGAAGTTTCTCTCATTAATGCTTTAAGATCTACAAGTTCATCACTGTTATTAATACCTTCAGCCTCTAATTGATTTACTGTAAGAGCTGTTAATGCATCATCTGGGTCTTGACAACCATTAAGATCTTTGAAGAAATCATCTCTACTATAAATGATACCATCAAATAATTTAGATTTAAGTTCTGAAGATTTCTTAGTAAATGAACCAAGATTTTTACGAGATGTTGTTGATTGTGAAGATATTTTTGATGATTTTGGCTCAATGTCTTCCTCATCATCTTCAGTATCTTCTTCATCTTCTTCAGGATCAACGTCTTCTTCATCGTCAATATCATTTAATACATCATCGTCATCATCTTCAATTTCATTTTCTATAATATCATCAGTATCTGTGTCTTCATCACCCCAATCTTCGTCATTATCGTCTTGATAATTTGATGATTGATTAATATCATCTTCATCTTCTTCATCAAAATCATCATCTGTATCAATAACTTGTGTTTGAGGCACATTATTAACAACTGGTTGCTGTGTTCTTTGTTGACGATTCATTGTTTTTTGCCGTTTCATTTCTTGATATTCATCATCTGTCATACCAAGAGCAAAACCAAGATCATCGTCATCATCTTCTTCATCGTTATTATCAAACAAATTATTATTTGTTGGTTGAGCTGTTGAGCCATTACCAATTACTGCTTTAGGAAGTTTACCACAGTTTTCATTATATAATTGTTGTACTTCTTCAATAGCAACACCATTATTAGCAAGCCATTTACCCCATTGAGGAAAAGCTGGTGAATTTCTAAGTTCATCAACTGTTGATGGACAAGGTTGTTTCAATTGAACTAATGCAGCAATATATTTCTGAAGAAGTTGATCTCTGGTTCCAAGAGGTTTGGCAGATGCACCCATATCTTGACGATATGTTCGTGAAATACCGGAACTTACGCTTGCCCACAATTTTTTATCAATTGTTCGTTCAACAGCTTCATTTAAAAAATATCTATTATATCTTCTTATATTATTCATAATTATTATAATTAATTTTTAATAAAAGTTTTTAATAGGATGATTTTTAAAAACCATCCTATTAAAACATTTTTATAATATTACGCGTCTTCAATACCTTGTGCAATTCTAAGATCTAATTGAGACAAATTATGAGACATATAACATGCAGGAGTTGCAATCAAAGTGCTATTAAGCTTCCATTTTAATTCACGTTGCTGTTCTTGTGTCATATTTGCATAACCAGAATTAGTAATTACTTCATCACAATATTTGTCATTTCTGATTGCTTTTCCGGCTTCATCAGAAGAATTTGCGACTGCATTAATAAATTGACCAAACACTACTTCCGAATTATTTGATGTGTTATTGCCTTGGGCGGTTATATACTTTTTAAAGTCAATTGTGCCAACTTTAGCTTGGATTCTAACCTTTGCAAAGAAAGCAATAACATTACATAGCATTTTAGCAAATTCAGAATATTCAAGGGTTTTAAACATAGTTAACCACCTTTCTTTAAATGATTGATCAGCATTTGCAAGATCATAAGGTGTAATTAATGTATAATTCTTTTTCTTGTTAACTGTAACTGCATATTTGTCATTCCATTTTTTAGCAAGTTTATCAAAATCTGATAATTTATAATCGGGAGCTGCATCAATTCGTTTTCTATCTTCAATAACCATTTGACCAGCTGCCTATATACCACCTGGGAAATTATCAAAAATACGTTCAATTATTTCCGAAATTAAACCATCACTGGTTTTCCATTTGCAATTTGTAGTTTCTTGCATATATCGTGCTGGATCTGAGAAATACTTGTTATTCTCTTTTCTCAATTCTTCAGTGCTGAAATCACCAGTTTCCCAAATACTTGTCATTTCTTTAGGTGTGAACACTTTTGCATATTCATTATAATCATGCCATGCAGTTGTTGCTTTAGCCTTTTCACCAAATGTATTTTTAAAATGTTGTTCCAACCAATCTTTAAAGAATACATATCTGTCATATCTGTCAAGTTGATTAGTATAACAAATAGCACCTCGGTTCATTTCTTCAGGGGAATCTGCTGTGTATACTTCTGCCCAACGATGCCATTCTTTTGGTGATAGCATATTAAGTGCTTTCTTTAATGCAGCAGGATCAAGATTACCTTTTTCATCAAAGATTGATTGATATAATTTAGGATGACCATCAAATATCATAAGTCTTAATTCATCGAATAATGAATCATTAAGACCACGTTGCCATGTACGAGGTGTTACCGTTAAGTGTGACTGTCTAATAGTTTCACCAGCTGAACCTTCACTTTCGTCATTAATAATAGCCAATAAATCGTTAAATCCCTGACGTGTTGGATTTGTTTTATATGCTTCAATTGTTTTGTTTTGATTGCTATCAAGTATATTTTCAAATGCACCAGTTGTTAATGCGCCATACCAAACGCTATCACCTTGGGTTTCAATAAATTGACAGAACATTTCATCAATATTTTGACGACCGGTCACTGTATTTTGCATGCGTGCCCAACGTAACCATTCACCGCGAGTCGGTACATATGTGAAAGGCTGGAAACGGTCAGTTTGTGCAGATTCATATTCGAATTCAGCTTGTTCTGAATGTAATACATCTTGGAATCTATTAGATGCAAATATCATAGACCAACCAGTTGCAAGCGTCATACCACCATACATGCATGAACCCGTCAATGTCATCATAACATTTTTAGAAGATGCTGGGAGACGAGAATATTCATCAAAGAATATAACGCCACCGTCAAAACCACCAGATACGCCCTTTCTAAATTCTCCTGAATTATAGATATTATCTGTTCGTTGGTCAATATCAGGATCACCAGTTGTTTCATAAACGGGTAACCATGTTTGAGGAATACTTTTTGCATTTCCAATATTCAATTCATGATATTTTTTCTTAAGATCCTCACGTTCATCTACAGTAGGCAAACCCCAGTCATCAATTTGAAGAGCTGAACACGATAATTCAATAAGCATTAAATTCTTACGATATTGCTCTTTAAATGTATTAACAACCTCTTTAAGAATTACTGTTTTACCAATACCAGGAGCACCCCAAATCATAATAGGTTTTTGTGCGGGGCCTGCACCTATTGTACGTTCAGTTTGTTCTTTAATATTCTTTATTACTTCTTTAACAAGTAATTTTGTACCAATCATTGAGCCATACATATCCTTATGACCACCACTATTTTCAAGGCTAACAACACCCATGGCTTCATTCAATGCTTGTTGTTTATAAAGATTATTAACTCTGTAATATTTTTCATTAACATCCTTAATAGCATCAGATACTGTATAACTTAGAGATTCGTTTTTCACAAATTCTTTCATTACACGAGCCCAATATTTTTCGCATTCAGCACCTTCTTCAGCACCTGTATAATCAAAAGGTTCTACGTCATTATCAAGTTCAATACCATTATCAGCAGCAGTTTCTATAATAGCATCATTTGCATAGAAATGAACTGAATCTGCTAACATACCTTTATCTTCCATGATAGCTACATTAACAGGGGCATTTAAAAAGCTATAATCAACTTCACCATCTTCAGATGCAGGTAATAGGAAACCTTTAACTTTCTTGATAAGTGTTTTAATTCCAGTTACAATTTTTTTACCAGCATTTTTAAGAGAATCAATAATGCCTTCATTGATAAGAACTGCTGACATAGGAATATCATGCTCAACACCACGATAACCCTTAAAGGTCATTGATACTGTTGATTTAGCTTCATTAATGCCTACAATTTTACCATTTACCCTATATTCTGTACCATTGATTTCATGTACAAGTACAGCAGGAATATTGTAAGATGTTCGTTTATTCATATTTGTATTAACTAAACGTTTATATTTCAAATTTTAAATTATTTATTGTATATAAAAAATCATTGTAAAAAGAAAATCAGGTTATTAAAAAATTAATTTAAAATAACCTGATTTGAAAACAAAATAATATATGTTAAGAATTTTTATTATACTGATTAAATACGACGGAGGAATGTATTTGCATAATATGATTCATTAATCAATGTATTACCAGCAGCATCAAAATGAAGGTCTTCATTATAAGCTGCACGTACAATATTAACAACATCATCTTCTGAATATTTCTTTGATAACATACGAACGGCTTTACCAATACCAGCAACTACAGCTTTATCCTTAGCAGCAACAATATGTTCACCAGTAGCAGAAATAGTATCAGAAATCTTCTTACCGATTTCAGCAACTGTCATACGAATAGAATTACACCAATCAAGGATTTTACCTGATACAGCTTTCCATACTTTAATTGTACCTTTTTCGAGTTTATTCCATGCTTCTACACAAGCAGAACGAATATCACCTGCTACAGATTTTACCCATTCAGCAACTTCTTTAGCTTTAACAGCAAACCATGTACGGGTAGCAACAACTGCAAGGACAACTTTCTCTTTAACATCACCAGCAACTTTCTTAATGAAAGAACCAAATGCTTCAGCAGCGCCTTGAATCTTATTTGCACAAAGTACACATACTGCTAAAGAAACTTTAAGGAATAATGCTAAACTATCTTTAACAGCTTCCGCACCTTTTTGTACTTTATCTTTTAAAGAATCATATGTAGAAGATAGCCATTCAGAAACTGTTTTATAAATTGCTTTAGCTGCAGCTTCTGCCATTTTAACACCACTAACTGCAAGTTTAAATAGTGTTGCAACACTTAATAGAATAATACGTCCAGTACCTTTAACACCGTCGACAACAAGTTCACCAGCACCTTTAACAACCATACGTACGGCATCAACAAATGACATCAACAATTTCTTAGAAAAATCTGCAGATTTTTCACCTGAACCCTTAATAAGGCCTACAATATATTGTGTACTTGTAGTACATGCTTTATCAACAGAATCACCAGCTTTCGCACACCACCAATTAAGAAGTTCGCCTATTGTTTTAGCAAGTTCCTCTTTAGATGCACTATTAATATATTCAGCCGTTAGTTCTTGTTCAGGTTTTTTAGCTGATCCACCAAACCAACCTTCATCAAGTTCTTGCTCATTAAGAATAGCTTCAATTTGAGGCATAACTTGTTTAACAACACTCTCATAAATTGCTTTACGAGAAGCCATTTTTGAACGATTAATTGTTTGTCTACGAACCGGTCTTTGGATTCTTTTATTAGTATTTTGTATCATGATAAACAAAAATATATTTTCAACTTTAACTTATTTATAATTTATTGATTTATATAAATAATTTAAAATATTTAAAATATTTAAGTAATGAGAATTTTATTGGAAAGCAGATCAAATGCACACACAATAACACATGATATAATGGATTTCTTTATGGTTAACAAACTTGGTAATGGCAAGTTTGTTGATGTTGGTTATATAATGACATCATCCACTGCAATTCCATCATATGGTCCCAGGACTCAAAAATATATATATCCTGATGTTGATAAGAAACTTGGTGATATTATTGAACACTATGCAGGTACACCATGGGCAGAAAAACTTGATGAATTCCGTAATTCACCTAAATACAAATTTGCATTAGAAAATGGATCATACACTCCATTTATTCTCGGTGATTGTAATATTATTAAATTAGGCCGTTATAAATTCAATTGGCGTAATCAAGTAAAAAATGCAGAATATTGGGAAAAGAATAATAATGATGTAATTGAATTAAGAAGAAAATACGGTTTTGGTAAGGATGAGGATTCTTATAGTGAAACTGACTGGAGACGTAAACCAGTTTATGGTGGCGTAGGGCTTCGTAAAGTTTTAAAATCAGGTACACAAGGTGTTTCAAAATATCAACCTGGTATGCATGATACATTGTATACGTCTAAAGATGGTAAAATGGCACTCAGACAGCAACTTGCACGTGAAAATAATGATAGGTCTGTATGGTTCTTTGTTGATGAATTTGGTAAAATGACTGAAATACCTAAAGATGTAATTTATTTCTTAATGCATTCTTTCTCGAAAATTAAAAATAATAAAGGAACTGTTGATCTTCAAGCAATGGATGAAGATGAAAGAAATTTCAAAGCTGAGCTCGCTGCACTCGATATGAAGACACATAAAGCAACCAAAACTATGTTACTTGATAGTGTTCTTTATATTGCTGGCACAACTACTGGTAAAAATGGCGAAAAAATAAGTATTGCTTATGTAAATGATCAAACAATTTATCAAGAATATCCTTTCTTAAAGAAATCTGAAATTAATAAGATTATTGCTCCTTGGATTAAACTTGCAGACGGTGAACTTTTAGATGAAAGCTTTCAACCTTTTGGTAAATCGAGAAAAAGATTAAATGAGTCAGTATTATTAACAGATCTTCCTAAAGATGCAATGCAAGAATTAAATAGCATTTTGTTTACTCCTCGATATGCATATACATTAGAAAAATTTGCTGAATCACCCAAATTTGGTTATCTTGCTGATTTTGTAGCTGCACATATTTTAGATGATGAAAATCAAACAATCTATGTTATTGATCCTAATGTAACAGTATCTGGAAAAACGTGTAGTGATATTTTTGCATGTGCATCAGATGGTTTGTATATGGCATTCCAAGAAGATAATAGATTTAATGATACTGTTATTGATGAAGACAACGAGTTAGATGTTGTTGCATATCAGCAAGTAGATAGAGAAAGTTTATTCGCTGCTGTTTATGATAATGAATCTGGTGTTTGGTTTACTAACATGTATACATTTGTGAATACTTTTAATGAAGCTCTTGGTGAAGGCGATTATGACCTTTAATAAAATTAAATAATACAAATCTATATAGAATGGATATAATAAATTTATTGTATCCATTCTTTTTATATTTTAATAAATATTTTAATTAAAAATTTAAACTATTAATATGAAATATATAAAAAGATATAAATCATAGAGTGACTTAGCATCAGATTTTCCTAATTATCAAGGTTTAGATACTTATGTTCACTATTGTGATGATGAAGATTCATTAATAGGGGGGATCTGTAAAACCGACAGCATATTATAAGACTGCGAGCAGTAATGCATGGGTTGGTGATATTCTATTCTGGGATACAGATGCAAATGATTGGTATATTCATCATGTTAAAGATTATACAACATATGATGAAGATGATTGGACATTTCCAGATAATTTAATTCCTGATTCTGTATGTGTTATTCCAGCTTGTCATACACCAGATGGTAAAGCAAGGTGGATAGCTTTGAAAGATTGCGTAGAAAACAGTGTTTTATTATATCCGAACATGGGCGATGTTAATGGATGTACTATATATAATCCTGAAAATTCGTTATCTACTATGATATATGATGAAAATAATAATATATTTTTAAATACAATAAATGATTATACAAGTGATGTGAATTTTTGCGTGCCAACAACACTTTATACAAATGATTCGATATTTGATGAGATAATGCAAGATTTACAATATTACAATGCATTTGGAACATATGAACTTATACATATACAAGGTTATCCTGACAATATAGTAGGACATGTTGCACACGATTCAAATCCTGATGATGGTATTGTTAGTGGTAATGATGGTGATAATACAATACCTTTTGTATATACATCTGATTTATATGGTAAAAATAGATTAGCATTTTTTAATAGTGATGGTAATCCTACAATATTACATACTTTTAATGGTTTATCTAATACTAAAGCAATAATGGATAATATAGATGTTTATTCCAGCCAGATAAAATTTGCTGTTATTGAAGCTCATAACTATCAATCTGAGACTCATAATTATAATCCTAATGTTGAATGGTACTTGCCAGATATTGGTGAATTAGTATATCTAACGACAAGATTATATGAGATACAAAGATCTCTTTATTTGTTATCGAACCATTATGATGATGTTACTTGTATTAATATAAATAATGATGTTTATTATTGGACATCAACCCAAACAAATGACTCGACATTTATGAAATTAAATACATTATATAATCGTATGGTTCGTAATGAAAATTAGGGTGATACATTTGCAAGGGCATTTAAGATGTTTTAAAATGATATATAATATTTAAAAATAATGAAATGGATAACTCTAAAAGGTTATCCATTTTTTATGTATATACAAATAAATAATAAAACTTTATTAATAACCGAAATGAAATATTTAAGGAGATATAGTACATAGAATGACTATATCACAGATTTTTTAGATTTAAAGTCTTTGCCAGCTTATGTATCTTTAGTAGATGATACAGATAGTATGATAGGTAAAGATTCACAAAAAAAAACAGTTTTCGTAAAGTCCACTGGATCAGCAGCTTGGGTAGGTGATGTGTTATGCTGGAATAAATCAACTAAAGATTGGGAAGTTGTACATGTAAAGCATACTTATACTGACAGCGAAGGAGTTGTACATGACTATACTAAGTTTGATAGTTGGGATGATAATTTAGTTCCTGATGGTGTATGTGTTATTCCTGCTTGCCATACTGATAATGGTAAAGCAAGATGGATTTCATTAAAACAATCAGATAATACATATATGTATCAATCCACTGATACATTATGCGATGATTTAACATGCTACACGTAGTTACCAATGACAGATGCAAATGTTTCAGATGATAATAGTGAAAAATAGTATATATTAGATCATAATAAATTTTCAGAAAATTATACAGCAACTTTTAAATGGGCTCGAATTATGTGCGAGGTCGGATTTAATACTGATTATGAAAATTCATTAAATAATAATACATTCCAAACATCATCTAACGGATACGATGTTATGCCTGGTCAATTAAAAGATCCTATTGAAGGTAATATACTTAGTATTAAACTTTGGGCACCTGGCACAAATCCAGGAACTGTTATTTTATATGATTATACAGAAGATGGTTCATTATTATTAAAAAATACTTAGATGTTTAAATATAAAAATGATAATGATGAATTAAATCCAATCTGTGATATTGATGGAAAAACAAATACTGATATAATGATAATTAATGATATAAATAATTTTCCGGCAGCAAAGGCATGTATTGAATATTATACAGATTATAGTAATGACTGGTATTTGCCTGCTATTGGTGAATTATGTTATCTCTTATCAAGATGGTATACTATCCAGCAAACACTATATATGCTTAAAAACACAAATTTCAATTGGATTGATACTCTTATTATTAATAATAACTATTGGGCTTCCACATAGTATTCAGCAGGTCAAGCATTTGGTATTGGTATTGGTAATGGCAGAGTAGATGGCGGTGGTGCAAATAAACACTACAGTGATTATCATATTAGAGCAATGCGACAATATTAAAATTTTTATTATAAAAATATAAAGGATACTAAAATTAATTAGTATCCTTTTAATTTATACTTGTATCTATATTGTCTAAATTATTAGTATTTTTCATATTTTGATTATATAATTTGTTTATATTTCCATATTTCTAACGGTATTTTTCAACCTCATCTATATACTATTTTTGAATATTGTCTCCATATGCTATTCCTAAAAATTTAATAAATTCATCTGTTAATGAAGATATTTGTATTCCATAATATGGATCTTTAGTTATATATCTGTGTGATGTAGTATATTCTAATTCTTTATGACATAAGCAACATAATAACATTGTTCGATCTAATTCATATACTGCTCTATATGTATCGCCGCTGTTGACTAAATCTGATAGCATTTTTTGATTTAAAACCTTCTGTTTATTTTCATTTGATTCATTTTTTATTTGACATATATCTTGTTTTGTTAATGCTCTTGGTATAATATGGTGAAAGTCTAATTGATATGGTTTAATAAGATTTTTATTATTTTTACATGGGCAGTTCGGATTTTGGCATCCTTGGTTACTTTAAAATTATTAAAAATCTATTTAAATTGAAAATCTGCCTTTTCATTAATATTATTAACATAATTAGATTCATTAACATTATTTTTATTATGTTTCTTTATTTTGCAAGACATATGTTAAAAATTTTATTTGAATTATTTATAAAAATAAATATGATATGAATAAAGAACTTGAGTATATAATAAAAAATATAATAAAGGAAAGCATTGATAATGTATGTTTTCTGAATGAATCACAAGAATCTAAATCAATAAGTGCTGCTAAAAAGATTGTGAAATAGAAATATCCTGAAGCTAATCCAGTTGATATAATTGATGATATTAGATCATTGTTTCCAATATTAAGAACAAAAACAGGTGGTAAATTTATTGAAGGAACAACACGTTTATTAATAAATGACAAGGACAGTGATCTTAACGACCATAATTTTTAGATAAAATTTGGTCCAATATTAAATTTTATAATACAATTTAAATATGATAATTATGATAGAAATTTTAATGGTTTATCATATGAACAATTATTAGATGACATTAATGATGATTATCATACATATTTAAATAATAAACAATATAAAATATGTCATACAAAATATACCAAACCAAATGATAATTATAAAGTTGTAAGAATAACAGATCCATAGATGGCTAATAATTTGGTGGGTGATTATTGTGATTGGTGTATTGCAAATAGCTCATATAATCAGGCATGTATATCTTGGAATACATATACAGCAAATAACAAATATAATGTATTCTTTATAATGCATGAAGATTTTGAAGATATACCTAAAAAAGTGGAAAATAATACGCCATATGATACTTATGGATTATCATTAATATGCGTTATGATTAATCCACAAAATTAGCTCGTATCATGTACATCAAGATGGAATCATTCATATGGTGGTAATGAACATATGATGGATGAAGAACAAATTTCAAAATTAATTGGTATCAATTTTTATGATGCATTTAAATATGAAGAACCAACAGAATTACCAAAATCTGTAAAGCATTATAGTCTTAACGATTGTATAGAGAGTATAAAAGATGGTACATTTAAATAGGATTATACAGAGATGTTTAAAAAACAAAATATATCATTTTATTATTTACATAGCTTAATTGATGGTGTATCAAGTGATAAGTCTATTAAAAATTTATATAATATTATAGATTTTAATAATGTAGCAGCACATGAAGATGACTTTTTTGAAATAACATATGATGCATTTCATTATATACCAGATAATACGCCCTTTGCTATATGTTATAATAATGATAATAATAAATTTTTAATTATGTATGCTGATGTTATTACAGATCAACATGATAATGATGAATTTGATTATAATAGATATATTGTAAGAGGATATACTAAAAATGATATAGATTAGAATAATATTTTCCCAGAAGATCCGATATTTCATTATTCAGATATATTAACATTTCAATTTTTTGATCATAAAAAATTAAATATAATAAAAAAAGCATTAAATTAATAAAAATATTAAGGATTGAATATTCAATTATTCAATCCTTTTTATATTATAAATTTTCCAATGTTTCTTTAACTATTAAATCAACAGATTCGTTATTTTTAACCGTCTTATATTCTATATTATGTTTATTTAATAATTCTTTAATTTGGTTATCTATAGCAATCGATTCTTCTTTTGTATGTGCTCGTCCATTATCGTTAAATTCAATAACTTCATTTCGTTCTATGAAGTAAACTTTATTATTAAATTTGTTAAAACATTCCAATATAAATTTTTCAAATATTTCTGGTTCTATTAATTGATTATACATTAAGCTAAGCAATATAGGAGAATCTGTTATAATAACCTGAACTTTACCATTTATTCTCCATATCCTATGAAATTGATGTCCGAATATATAAACCTAATCTTTCATTTTATAGAAAGATTCGTCCCATACACAATCTTTTGCATATTCCAATGCTAATTCACATTCTATGCCTTGTTTTTTTAATGCAGAAAATATACCAGCAGCTGCAGTTGATTTACCAGCACATGGTCCTGATATTAAATTAATGACTATTGTCTTCATTATGAAAGTATATTAAAATTTAAATAAATTTAAGTTTATTCATTTTTAACTTCTTGCTTCAACCTATCACTACTTTTTAGGGGAATTACTTCCTTGTCATCCATAGTTGGATAGTCCACAAGCTTAAATTTGGTTGTACTGCAACCTATTATTCTTTGGCCTTCTTCTAAGATATTAAGTGATGCATTATAGTCTCTATCAATGATAGATCCGCAGTCTGGGCAAGTCCATTGTCTATCTGGCAATTTAAGTGATTTATTAATATAACCACAATGATTGCATCTCTTAGATGAAGGATAAAATCTATCTATAAAAACTAACTTTCTATTATACCATAAACTCTTGTATTCAAGTATTCTTCTGAATTCTCCAAAATTCATTTCAGATATTGAATCTGAAAGTCTGTGATTTTTAATCATTCCTTTTACATTTAAGTCCTCCATACAAATGACTTGATTTTCATCAATTAATGAATTAGACACCTTATGCAAATAGTTTGATTTACGATCTGTTATGACTTTATATACTTTTGCAAGTTTAATCCTTGCTTTGTTTCTGTTGTTAGAACCAACTTTCTTTTTGGAAAGCTGTCTTTGAAGTTTCTTAATTTTCTTGTATTCTGATTTTTTAAAATGTAAGTTTTCAAAAACATTACCTTCTGATGTAGTAATAAAGTTTTTAACTCCAAGGTCAAAGCCAATTATTTTATCAGTATCTTTAACTTTATGTAATAAACAACCATCAACTAAGATTGATAAGTAATACTAACCACATGGCAACTTGCTTAAAGTTGCAGACTTTATATTTGACTTGTTATCTTGAAGGTACTTTGAATATAGTTTATTACATCTAAATTTAATATCTCTTATATTTGCAAGTGATAATTTATAAGATAGGTAGTTATTTCTTTTTGAAATAGCATTTATTGTAAATCTACAAGATTGTTTATTATCGTGTTTTGATTTAAACTTTGGATAGCCTGTATGCAATGTAAAGAATCGTTTATAAGCATTCAACATATCCATTATTGATTGTTGAAGAACATTTGTGTTTTGTTCTTTCAACCAAATAAAATCTGGATTATTAATCAAATCATGATGAAACCACTTACTTAAAGACGATAAGTTTTCAGTTTTATTCTCTTTGTTATAAGATTCTATTTTTCGAGCAAGACATTGATTATAAACAACACGACAACAACCAAGAAGTTTGTTAATTTGAACTTCTTGTGTTTTGTTAGGATATAATCTTATTTTAACTGCTCTTAGCATAATATTGATAAAATATTATATAATATTAAAAAATTTTTTGATACTATTAGTTTTTTAACCGAATTTTATTTTAAATGTAAATATCTTATATTTTATTTACGTATATTAAATTATAGTATGGCACAAACTAAAGTTTCAAATAAGCAATTTTATGAAGATCGAAATACATCTGATGTTTTATCCAGATTGGTTATCTTAGGTTTATTAAGAGTCCTTAATAAAAAACTAATATATCAACAAATATGGGATAATACAGAAGAAGGAAAAGAAGATATAGTTGTACCATTCTTTTATGATTTTTCTGGTGGTTCTGTTTCATCTGAACGATTTATACAAGATAATTATTTACATTGGACAGATGATGAATGTACATCTATTGGAATAACTAAAATGCCAGGTGATTATAAACCTATACCATGTGGTGTTATTACATTAAATTCAACATCTATCGATTCTGGTAATATATCTAATAGGTTTGTAATGGGACGATATACAAAGAAAGAACAAGGCGAAATTAAATCATATGTTTCATTCCTTTATTCTATCCCATTAACATATAGTTTTACTGCATCTATTAAATGTGATAATATGAATACTGCATGGAAAATAGAACAAGCCTTTAGAGAATTTTTTTATAAGAATAAAACATATAGAATTAATTTTAGGGGTACAGTTGTCCCGGTTCGTGTTGGATTTCCTGAATCTATTTCACAAGAAAAAACAGCATCTTACCAAATGGGATCAACAAATGATGGATTCGATATTAAACTTAGTTTTGATATTACATGTGAAACGTATCAACCGGTATTTGATCCACATAATGAAAGACCTGCCGATAATACAATGAAAACATTAACATTCAGTTTACAAACTGTAAATGATTATACATCATCTATAGATTATTCAAAACATGCTAATATGAAAGTGCAAACAGACCTTACTAAATCTGTTATAACAACAGGATAGGATGTAATATTGGAATGGAATTGTTTTTATGAAGATGCAGATACTGTGTATATTGATATTCTATATAAGGAAGAAAATGATACAGAATATACTATAATAGATACAGTTCAAAATAATAATTTCTATCATTGGATTGTTCCTGAGGAAATAAATCCTGATGCTGTTAATATTGATATTATAATACCACCATTAGAAAATTCAATTGCTCATACATTACCAGTTCTTAAATTATATCCAGATCCAAATTCTCGTATAATAGATGAATCTAATGTATTAGTTATTTCTAAAGGCTTATTCTTTGTTGAGAATGAAAAAACTGAATTACCAGCTATCGCTTCTTATATAGACCCAGTAACAGAAGAAGTTGTTGAGCATCCTATTGTAATTAATCTATTAAATGGAATGGTAGATGAATCTAATCCTGTTCATATGGAACCTTTTATATATAATGCAAATATTCCTTATAAACGAATAGACCTTGCTGTTAGAGCTCATAATGAAGATGATTCATATTCATTTATACAAAATAATAATGATGTAAATAACTGGATTTCAGTTGTTTAAAGACATTTAATAAATTATAACTAATTTTTATAAACATAAATAAATTAAATTTTGAATTTATTTTTAAACTTTACATATTTTATATGGCGAAACTTACACAAGAAGAATATCTTAATAATATTCGTAATATAATTAATGAAGGAATGTCAGATAATCCTATTGAAGATGCATCTGATCGTTTTCATTATTCTAAGTATATTGCTTCACTATTAAGTGCTGCACATGATAATCCAAAATTGATGGATTTTCTTATTACCTGGGATAATCATTTAAGAGAAACCAATGAACCTGAGTTTTTATCATTTGAGGCTTTTTATAATCAATTAAAAGCATATTCAAAAGGTACACCAGAAGTTAAATATGTTCTTGGTGAAATGAAAGAAATTTTGTCTCAATTTGGTGATATACTTGAAGTTTTATGTTGCATTCAAAATATTTCAGATCCTGTTGCACAAGCAACTATTAAGGATGCATATAATGAATATTTGAATGAACCAACATCTGAACTTCGTCGTGAAGTTGTTGAAGCTTGCTGGACATTAGTTGAACAAGGTGATCCTAATGCAAATCGTATCATTAGCATTATTTCAGATGAAAATAATTATGAATATGTTGATGATTATTCAGATGACGATGCACAATCACCAGCTGCTCAATATGATTCTATAAATGAACGTATTAATAAGATACGTGAAGAAAAGAAAGTTAAAAGAACACAAGAAAAACTTGAAGCTTATGCTAATAAAGTATTTGAAGATGCAAAAGTACAAGCTGCAAAAGAAAAAGAAATTAATTCATTCAATCACATTGTTAATAACACTGGTATTAATCTAACAGAAGCAGTTAAATCAATTGTTAATTCTGATGCTAAAAAGAATAAACGTTTGATGGCTATTGTTGAACAATATGCAGGTGCACTTAATGATGGTTTATATGAAGAACGTCTTTATGAAACATTCATCCATAATGTAACACCATTTAATTATTTGCTTCCTGTTGAAAAAGCAATTAATTCTATTAATGAAGCTGTTAAAAAGAATCCTACTGGTATTGAAATCACAAAGATTCTTGAAGAAATGGCAGAATCACAATCTTATAATATTCTCCCTTTAATTGAAGAAGATTGTGCTCGTTATGTTAATACACCTAATCCTACTAATAGAGTCCAACTTAGAAACTGTCTTGTTTCATTTGCTAATGATCCTTATGTAAGCAAGATTCTTGAAGTTATTAATAATGATAATTCTAAAGAAGCTAATACATTATCAGAAAAAGCTCTTTCTATTGCAGATGAAATTAAGTTGGTTAAACAACATGCACATACAGAGAACATTTATTCACCTGTACAATATATTAAAGAAGGCGAATCTGTATTCTATACAAATGGTCAATACTTTGTTCGCAAAGGTCAAAACATCGCTAAGATTGGTCCTGAATTGATTAAACAACTTTCAGAGAAATTTACTACTCTTTGCAAACTTGTTAACGATCCTAATGTTTCTATTAATGAAGACCATATCGTTCTTCGTGGTAATGATAAGACTGCTAAGATTTATGAAGGTTATGCAGAAGTAAATGGAAATAAAGAATCAACATCAACCCTTAGAAATCTTCAAGAAATGGGTATGAAATATGATTATGATACTAATTTCTTCATCATGTGTTCATGCTTACTTGAGAACTTTAATAAGATTGCTAAGATTGATTTTGGTCGTCGTATTGCTTTAAATAATAATCCTGGTGTTAATGCTGATTTATTCCGTATTGGTGATAATATCTTTATTAATACTGTTAATGAAGATACTTGCAGATCAACATTCTATCATAATGTAAATCCTTTACAATGTAAGAATATTATTAATGACCACATGGGTCTTAATGTTGCTAACTTGTTTGAGAATTTATTGCCTGCTCAAAATAAGATTATTATGAAGTTAAATGAAACTCAAAACGAATATCAAGATGCTATTGAACGTTATGAGGAAACTTTGGATAAACTTAAAAAAGCAAAAGAAGCTGCAACATCAGATGATTCTATTAAGAAACTTGAAGATGGTATTAAAACTGCTGAAGATAAGTTGAAAGACCTTAAATCAGAATATAAGGAATGGCAAAAGAAAGTTGCTGATGAAACAGGTTCTAAAGATGATTCAGAAGATTCTGGTGAAGATGAAGTTAATGGTGATGGTGATGTTAAGAAAGAAACAACTAATGAACCATTGGATGACAAAGACATTGATAATGCAATGGATGATTTAACTACACCTATTGATGGCAATATTGATGATACTTCTGATGATATGGAAGTTGTTACAGATTATAATGAAGTTGAAGATTCTGAAGACGATGAAAATCCAATGGGTGTATCAGATGATGAATTTGACAGTTACCTAAATGGTGAAGATACTGATGATACAGATACTGCAGATTCAGATAATAATGAATCACCTATACTTAATATTACAACAGAAACAGAACCTGTTGATAATACTGATGAGGATTCTGATAGTGTAGATGATGCTATTGCAGATTATGGTTTCGAAGGCGGTGATAATGGTTTCACAGAATTTGATGATGCATTTGGCGATGATGAAGTTGAAGGTGAATCAGATGATGTAGAAGATGATGACATTAATGTTGAACCTAAAGCAGAAGATGTTCCTTCAGATGAAGATATAATCACAGATGATGTAGAAGATACTGAAGATTATGCTGATATGGCAACTGACATGTTTGGCGGTGATACTGAAAATCCTGTTCCAGAAGAACCTGAATATATTCCAGAAAATGAAATGGTTGCTAAAGTAGCAAGTGTACGTTTTGATGAGAATATTAAAACACATACCCTTTATAAATCAGGTACAGTATCTGTAATCATTCCTATGGTTGATAAAGATGGTAAAGTATACAATGATACACAAAAATTTGATTTCTATCTTGGTGATGATGGTGAACCTATTATTGACAATGATGAAATGCAATATAACTTGTATACAACAATAGTTGATAACATTAAAGCAAGCACTCAATATAAAGATGCAGTAAACAATGGTACAGAAGCTGATTATTCTGGTGAAAATGAATATCAAAAATCAGATTCTAAAGTAAATGAACCTAAAGTAAGACCTTCATCATTAGTTGATTTAACAGATGATACAGAACCTGAAGATGATTATTCAGACGAAAATGAAGATCCTTCTGGTGTAAATGATTTCTTTAATGTAATTGATACAGATGATGAATTTACAATTACACCTAAAGATGATTTTGAAGATATTCCTACAGATGATGAACTTCCTCAAGAAGATGTAATTGACACAGATTTGACAACTGCTGATGTTCCCACAGATGATACAGATTTTGATTCTTTTGATGATGTTCATCCTGATGAAGAGCCTGTAATTCCTACATATAAAGTTGGTGATACAGAAATTGAATTACCTGCGCCTACAGTAGATGATACAGATATTCCAGAAAAATATGAAGCGAAACCTCCTAAACGTCCGGTAACAGAAAGTCGTAAGTCTATTCTGGGAATTGGTGCCGTACATAAAACTGCATCTGGCAAGTCACGTTTTTTCGTAAATGAGGATACCACCAAGTCCTCTAAATTAGCCCGCTATGGTAGCAAACTCATCCGTGAGAAAATTGGTGGAGCTACCAATAGCAAAGGCTTTATCAATGAAAGCGTGAATAACAATCCAATATATTCAATATATGAATATTGTACTAAACAATGTAAATCACTCCATAAACAATATGGAGATGATTTAAAGTCTGATTTCTTTGGAGGATATTTGTATGGTAGTCTGGATAAAACAGAATTATCAAATACATATTTCTTTACCATAAAAAATGAAACTGCAAGAATTGAATATGCTGTATATGGATTGCCAGAAGGCTTCTATGTAAGACCTATTGAGGAATTCCTTGGTATTCTCAAAGACTTAGAAGATGAAGTTCCAGAACAAATAATTGATGCATTAGCTGTTGCATATACAGATGAATCTGATGAACCTATTTTCTTAGGTGATGGTTCTACACCAAGTGATTGGAAATTTGGTATTGATACTGTATTGAAAACTATGATAGCACCAATGCCTGATGAACTTTTGGAACATGCAAGAATTAGACGTTTTGGTTTATCTGCCGGTCATAATTTTGAGAATACAAAGATGGCTGATGATATTTTACATGGTGATAAAGTACAAAGAGACTTTGAAGATAAAGTTGAAAAAGATACTCAAGAAGCAGGTGTTGATAATCCATTAGCACCAATGCAAGCTCAAGAGGAAGCTTTTGTACCAGTATTACCAAATGCTCATCGTAAGATGACTATCAGTGAAATGAAAGCCAAATATGATATTACATATGAACCTAATGATAAAGTAATCTACAAAAAGGAAAAAGCAAGTATTATCAGTATAGATGAAAAAGATGGTACTGCAAACATTATAGGTAAAGAAGGAAAACAAATGACAGTTAACGTTAAAGACCTTGAGCCAGATCCTGAATACCTAAATGATTTAGAAGTTTTACCAGATGAACAACCTGATAATATTGATAAACCGTTGAAAAATGAGGAACCTCAACAAATGAAGGACCTTAATAAGAAGAATGTAGAATGCAATATCATTATGGATAAACAAAAAGTTAATATGACACCATGTTTAGTTCCTGTTGAAGAGATTAAAGAATCTAAATCTGTATTAACAGTTATTAATGAAGATGGTGTATCTGCTGAATATAATGTGGATAATATCGAATTTAAAGAATTACCTTATGCCGTTGTTGTAAATGCAGAAGGTGAGCCTATTAGAAAAATTCGTATAGATCCTACCAGTTATATAAATGCAGAAGATAATGATATGGTAAAATGTTATGCAGCTGATAAGGAAGTTGAATATCCCAAAAAAGCTATTAACATTCTAAGTTAAATATTATAATTAACATTATTCAAACCCCCTGGTAATAAGGTGTAATCTAATTAATGGTTACACCTTATTTTTATAAATAATTTAAATAATACTTTTTAACATGTGGACATTTTTTGATCATTTACTTGAATTTATTAAATCAATACAATGGAAATCAATTTGGGATGAAATAACTAAAATACCTAAATGGCTCCGAAACTTTATGGGACTTAGCTTTTGTTTAGCCGCTTTTTATTTTATGTACACTAAACCGTAGATTACAGCAGATGTTAATAAAATGCAATCAGAAGTTGTTTCCCTTAATAAGAAAGTGTCCGATGTTATTTCTGTTAATGATTATTCTGTTGATCTGGAATATATGATAACTGCATTATATGTTTTAGAAGAACTTAATGAATAGGTGTATAATCTTGCATTATCTAATAGAGATTATATAGAATCTACTATGAAATATCATGTTACTGAAAATGATATTAAAATAAAAGAAATGCAAATGACTGAAGATAGAATAAATCAATAGCATATTGCATTAAAAGCACAATTAAGACAAATGATTAATAAGTTTCAACCAGATTCTACAATCATTCAATAAAATGAATAAAATCTAAAAAAGTCTTAATAAGTCTTCGATTTTCAAATTTATAAAATTTTATAAACGTTATAAATATACTATAAAAATTAAAAATTTAGAAAGCAACAAAATTACCAAATTTTTAAAAATCAATAAACGAACTATTATGACAATGGCTAATAAAACCTCTAAAAAATCTCCTAAAAAATGCTATAATACATGGAGTTGTATAGCTTCTGTATTAATTATCGTCTTTATGGTAGGTGCTGTTCTTTGGGATCTTTGTGTTTCAAAACCTGTGATATATGACTCTATTGAAGAAATTAAAACTGAAGTTCAAGTTATTAATAAGAAGATAGATGATCATTATCAAATCGTTAATGATATTAATGATTTAAGGAAACTTCGTAGTGAAGTTGAACAAGATTCTATTGAATATAAAAAAGAAAAATAATAATTAGTAATTTTATACTACAATAAATATATCAACCAATTAAACATTAATTTAATTGTATTTAAATTTTTGTCTTATATTGTTATCCTTTCAGAAAACATATATTGGATAATTAATAGATGATTAATATTAAAATATTTTCTTTAAAATTTTTATAATTTTAAAATTTCACGATGGGTTTTCTCTGAGAAAAAATATGGAGTTTGCGGTTCGAATAATTTAAAATTATACTTAGAGATTATAAAAATAATTATATTATCACTTTAAATATATTATACAAATACCTTTAAATACTAATATTTTTGAATATTTGGTTACACAATCTTCTATAAATATTTAGAAGTTTTAAACCCTAAAAAATATTTTTAAATTTATGAAACTTAATCAAAAAAATACAACTCGTGGTGTTGCCAAGTCAATCACTGAATCTTGGGCACCTATGATTGAGAAAACAACTGGTATTAAGGATCCTGAACGTCTTAGCTGGTTGTCTCAAGTTGCACATAACACAGCTAAAAACCTTAACGAGGATGCATTCCAGTTTAGTTCTAATGCTTCTTCTGCTCTTGGTGGTGCATATTCACCTTATTCAACTCTTTACAATACTGTAGGTGTTGGTGACGCTGTTCCTGCTGGTCGTCCCGCTTTAACTGGTGCTGATTATGCAGATCACACTAACCTCGGTTCAGGTGATAAATTTGCTGCTCTTCTTCCTCTTGCACTCAAAGTTGGTGCTAAGGCAATGGGCTTCGAACTTGTAAATACAACTCCTATGGCAGGTCCTACTGGTGTACTTCCTTACATGGATTATGTATATGCTGGTTCAAAACAACCTTTCGGTGCAACTCCTGCTTATGATGCTGAATCTGCTAATCCTATGGTTAATGGCCATGTATCTGGTTCTGCTTTCTCAACAAACGGTCTTCCTTCAGCTTTCAAGGTTGCTGTTAAGTCTGCAACTGCTACTGATGTTGAAATCGTAGCTGGCGCTGAAAAACTCGCTCTTAAGGAGAATAAAGTTCTTACCGCTGGTCTCGCTCTTGCTGCTGATGATCTTAAGGTAGAATTCATTGGTTGGTCACGTATCGATGGCGATCCTATGTTCAAAGTAATCAGTGGTTCTAAATCTCTTGGTGATTATTTCGCTAAAGACGATGTTGTTCTTACTGGTGAAGGTGTTACCCTTACAGTTGTTGGTCCTCGTTTGATTTCAATGCTTGAAGATCAAGTTATGGGCTTTGCTGGTGCAGGTGCTCGTGATAAAGATCCTTGGACTGGTACATATCAAGATGGTACAGTTCTTTACGATCCTATGTCTCGTGGTACTGGTGAAATGACTCCTGCTCGCCAGCTTTCACTCCAGTTCTTCACACGTAACGTAACTGTTGGTACTATCGCTGCTTCTGTTGCTGTTACTCAGGAACAAGTTCAAGACCTCCAGAAACAATGGGGTATCGATGTTGTTAAGATGCTTGAAAACGCGGCTATCAACGAATTGACTCAGGTTATCAACCGTCATATCACATCTCGTATCTTCGGTCTCGGTTGGAAAAACCATATTAAGATTGTTGAAGTTGAAGGTCCTGCTAATAACATGAACATCACTTTCGATCCTGATGCAACTACTAAGATGACTCCTGCTTTTGCAATTCCTCAGAATTACTACAATAGCAATGGTAATGAAGTAACATCTTATACTAATATTGCTCTTCCTTATAAGCCAATCTATTCAAATCCTAATGCAACATTTGAAAACCGTGATACTTTGATTAAGAGAATTTATAACAACATCCTCTTGGCTTCTAACTGGATTCAACAAAGAGGTCGTCATGGTGCTGGTACATTCGTTGTAACTAACATCACTGTTGCTACTGCTCTTCAATCAAATGCTCACTATAGCTTCTCACCTATCGAAAATACTATTAACCAATCTGCTGGTCAGCTTTATCCTGTTGGCACCGTTGCTGGTATGACTGTATATTGCGATCCTAATATGGCTGGTTATGACAACCGTGTTTGTGTAGGTCGTAAAGGTGGCAAGGATGAACCTGGTGTACACTTCTGCCCATATATCTTGGCTGATTCAGTAAGAATTATTGCTGAGAACACAATGGCTCCTAAGTTGCAAATTAAATCACGTTATGCTCTTGTGGATGCAGGTTACTTCCCTGAAACACAATATGTAACTTTTGCTGTTGATATGGCAAATCTTTGATAATAATATCAAATAATATATAATAAAAGGTGTTAGATTAATTTCTAACACCTTTATTTTTATATCATCATTAATAAATTGCCTATACCAAATACCCGGTAATACTTATTTTTATGCATGGTTTTTTCTTCTGAATCATCTGCACTTATTTTATGTTTTTGATATTTTAATCTATTCTCTCTATGTGGTTTTCTTACTGAACCATCAACCCACCAAAATTCATTTTCCGATAATTTAATAAAATTCCAACCAGCTTTTATATAACCATCGCCATTTAAATTACTCCAACTTAAATCAACATAACTATATAATATACTATCATTATAATCATGTTTAAATTGCTTTATAAGTTTACTAAAACCACCAATAACAATATGATCCTTTTTAGTAGCCATTCGTAATAATTCATAACCATTATTATTTTTAGATAAAGCTTTCCTTGATTTGCTTATTGTTATTACTTGAACTAATTCATCATTATAAAATAAGCCATATCTAATACTCGCATTTATATTACCATATAGATGATTTTCATTTAAAAACTCTGACGATTCTTTATTGGATATTTGTTTAATAATACATTTTCTTGCATATATTTTATTATTAACAACTCCTAATTTAGCTTTTAATCTGGACTTTATAATATCTTGTTTAAAATTCCAGTCGTCTTCCCAGATTGTCAATAATGTATATCCAGTTTCTTCAATAGCTTTCTTTTTATTTAAATGATAATGTTTATCTTTATATAATTCACTATGCCAGTATAAACCATTACATTCTATAGCAATTTTTAATTCTGGTATTGATATATCACATTCTAATTTGTTTATGTACTTATTGGTTAAAACCAAAGTATTTGGTAATATAGACTTAATGTAATCAACAATTTCTTTTTCAAAATTAGATCTATATAGCATTTCTTTTATATCACAAGAAGGACAGAAATTTTTATTATCAATATTATAATAGATATTAGCCATTCTTCTGGTTACTTCAAATACATTTTCACATCTTTTACATTTAACATGCATATATTCAGTTGATAATTCTTTATAAAAAGAATCAATATATTCATAGCCTAATGAATCTAATTTTTCTATAAGACGATTTAAATCATTTTCTTTTCTGGATTTGCCTATTATAGATCCTCTACATTTATAAAAATTATCTAAAGAACCATACTTTTCTATAATAGATTCTTGCACTTCTTTATTTTTAATTAAATCACCAACTGCTGTTGTTCCATACTTAGATAACATTGATTTTTCTCTATTAATTTTAGATTTCTCAGATGCTATATGGTAACGTTCACCAGTTTTCTTTTCTATATTATCAAAGTATTGTTTTTTAAATTCCGGATTTTGCATATTATGTTCATAGCCGGTTCTTTGCTTATATGTTTCTCTAAGTTTAGCCATTGCTTTTGATATATCATGTCGTTTATTCGCTTCGGCTATACCTTGAGATTTACAAGCTTTATCACCACATGTTGCATGATAACCTTTATCTAATTGATAAAACTTTCTTGGCTTACCACAATAAGGACATAATAAAGGTTTGGTTATATGATTTTTGATGCAATAAACTCTTTCTGATAATGTTGCATCATCATATAAAAAAGAAGTTTCTTTTATTAAATAATCTTTTAACTCATTATCATATCTGAGTTTAACCATTATTCCTTTATTAGAATATTCCGAAATTATATTGTATAAATTATTATCATCCATATATTATATTATTCTTTATTTTTTAACAACCACTTAACAACACCAGAATTATAACATTTTAATAGATTCTTGTTATTTCTAATTTTATTCAATCTATTATATCGAATACCATTATATAGCCACATCCAACTTTCTGATTCGTTCTCTTTAATAAAACCAAGTTGTTTATATATGTTACCATTAGATATGTCATTAAATGAATATGATATACATGTATTATTACCTAAGTAATGTTTCTGAAAATATTTGAATATTTTACTAATACCACCTATTACTTGATAATTTAATTTACTACATAATCTTATAATTTCATATTCATCCTTATTAAATCTGGATTTGCCAAATGTCATTATAGATACCAATTCTTCATTATAATACAGACCTAATTTTATCTTTGATGATGTATATCCTTGTAAGTGATTATTATCAATAAATGTTCGAGCTTCTTCTGTAGATACTTCTTTAATTATACATTTTCTTGCATATATTCTTTTATCATATAAACCAAGTTTGCTCTTTATTAATGATTTTACAATACATTGCTTATATACCCAATCATCAGACCATATAAAATATAAATCAATATTATCATCATTTGCAATATGTTTTTTACTCATATGATAATTATTATCTTTGAATTCATTACTATGCCAATAACAACCATTAAATTCAAATCCGATATGTTTATCTGGTATATAAACATCTATTTCTTGACCTTTTAATATGTCTCTATTATGTTCTTCTATATTTGGATATATTGATTTTATATACTCAACAAATTCTTTTTCCTGTTCTGAATAACTATTATGACAATATAGATGATTATCACAATGTGTTGCATATGATTGTGTAGATGTATAAAATCTTGTTATAGTGTTTCCACATTCCGGACATTTAGGTCTTTCTGTTAGTTTATGTAAACAAAAATAATATATTTCTGGTAGATTGTCCTTATCAAATTCTATATCAGTATATTGTTTAAAATATTCAACAAGAATTTTTAACTTCTTTGGATAGTAAGTGATCAACCAATTATATGATATGCTTCTATTATATTTCTTATAAAAACCAGGAAATTCATTAATAAAATTATTAATTTCTATATCAGATGGCTTATAATTATTAAAGTTTTCTATATTACATTGTGTACAAAAAGATGATTCATTTATTTCATGTATTTTATTACATGTTTTGTAATATAATCTTGGTGAACCGTGTGTACAATAATCCTTAAAAATATAATAGTTATTATCTGCTGAATCAATTTCAAAATTATAATCATATAACCAAGTATCTTTTCGTAATTTCATATTCTTTTTAGTTTCTGATATTTTAGTATGAATATCTTTATTTTGTGAATAACCTATTTGTTTACATTGTTGTGAACAATATTTTTGGAAACCGACTTTATAGTTTCTTAAAGGTAAATGTTTACCACATATAGGGCATAAAGGAATATCTGGATATTGATTATTTAATATAAGATATATGAAACCTTGAAAATCTGATATATCATAATGGTCATTAAAGTATTTTATTAATTCTGGACATCGCTTATTAATCCAGCTATATACAATCTTTTTTGTTTGTACATAACCAGATTCTGATATTAAGAAATCTTTAAGTTCTTTTATTTGTGGAATATTTGATAAATTCATTTTTTAAAAATATAAAAGTATTCTTTATTCTTCTTTTCGGAGATTAAGTGTATTTTATTCATTGGCACTTCATAACATTCATACCATTTATATTTGATTAAATCAATAAAGTCTTCCCTTATAATTAAACCAAATATCTTTGCCGAATTATTAGACCAAATATCAAATATTTTATTTAAGAAATCTGTATATTCATTTATATTTTTAAAATTATTGCCATAATCTTCAACATTATAATATGGTGGGCACATAAAGAAAGCATCAACATTATCAGGAATATAATCAATAGCATTTTGATTTTCTATTATTAAATTCTCAATATTGAAATATTTTTTCATATTTCGTATGTTTTCTGCAGTTTCTTGACTTAAATCATTATATATAATCTTTTTGCATTTTAGCATGCCTAAAAGGTGATGTCCCCAACCACCGCATGGATCATATATAGTTTCTATATGGAATTTATTAATGAACCAATTTGTCCATTGTGGGTTAAAATGTGAATAACCATAATAGATACCAGATTTTTTAAAACCTGATAATATATTATTTGCATTTAATTCACGTTCTTTTTTATTTAAGTATTTTACTCTATTTTGAATAAGTTTTCGACGAATTAATATATCATTAGCAAATAAATCAATTTCTTTTTTATAAAATAAATCACCTTGAAATTGTTTAATACATAACATATCAGATGATATTAATTTTAGTTTATTACTATCATTTAAGTTTAAATAATAATTGTATTCATTATATAAATCATCTGGATTAATATTAAATGGATTTTTATGTTGTAAACAATTTAGATAAAATTCCAACTGAAATTTAATGTCATTTATAGATTTACAATCATATATTTCCAAATAATTTATATGATTATTAATAGCAAAGTTTCGTTTATTAACATCCCATTTTGTCCATGTATTAATAATACCTTGATATTGTGTATCCTTATTGGTTATTTTATTTCTTTCTATATCTTTAGTTTTTAGTTCTTCAACTTCTTTTATATCATCTTTATTCCCTAAATATGCTCTACCATTATGATATTGTGAACCTTGATATTCCATATATAAATTATAATCTGGAAAATAAAAATCTACATTATAAGGAAATATATCATCCATATGATGTCGTTCAACATTATATCCTAATTGTATTAACCAATTATAAATTTCGGTTTCTTGTTCGGATGTTCCATATTTGGCATTTTGATTTAGTTTATCATGTGCCAATAATCTAATAGATGGTGATACTAATACACATGGATAACCATATTTTTCCTTATTTGTATTTTGTACTTTTTCTCTAACTCCAGGTATATCATATAGAACATCTGTACCGTATTTTTCAATTAATGTGTTCTTTCTTTTATCTTTTATATCTTGCCGTTGTATTGTATATTCAACACCATATTTCTCTTTCATTAATTGCTTATACTTATCAGAATCATAACAATTTTCAGTTCCCCAATTTTTTAATTGTGTTTCCTTCTTTTTCTTTGTTGTTTCTTCTGATCTGGCGCCACATGATTCACTACAATACTTAGTAAACATTCTCGCTTTTCTGCCTACAAAAATAACAGGCTTACCACATACCGGGCATTTTGGTTTTTCTTCTATAGATAATTCAATTCGTTTTAAAGTTTCCTCTATAGATGAAGAATCTTTAAATCGATTATTTAAATAATCTAATATAACAGAATTATCGATATATTGAATATACTTATCATATTTGATATGTTCTTTTACTATATCATCATTAATATAAGTAACAGATTTCTGCCATTCTATAAAAGTATTATCTCTATTAACTGATATTATAGTCTGTCCTTGTTTTTGTTCAGATATTCTTTTAGATTCGCATTCTTTAGAACAACATGTAGTTTTATAACCATCTTTAAATCTGCCAGACCATTTCGCTTTATTATCACAATACTTACATTTTATAGGTGTATTAATATTGTTAACTAAACAATATATTCGTTCTGTTATATCTGAATTATAAGTATCCAAAAATGATGTGCGAGATTCAAGCTCATTAATTAAATCAATAGAATTTTTAATAGATATAATTAATGACCTTGATGAAATTGCTTGATTTTTATATTTTTGTAAAAGAAAATCCATATTGTATATGACTATAAACTATATTATAATTATAGTAAAAATAATGAATTTGTTTATGGCAATTTAAAAGTAATAACTTTATAAATATACTATTAGGCAACTCATTATAATACATATTTTAATTTTAAAAACTAATATATTTTACATATAATGAAAACTGTTTATGGTATAGGTGGAACATCTTATTAGATTGATCCATGTATGAGCAATTATTATCAAAAGGGTTCAGTTACGAAAGATCATTAGGAGCCTTATGAAAATTTGCATTTAACTGAAGATGAACAATTAGAAAAATTTAAATCAGCATAGCAAACATTCGGTTTTATTGATCCTGATAAAATGATTGCATATGCAAATGCTTTATATTTGATTAATAATCCAGATAGTGAAACTGATATATATAAAGCTAATGGGTATGATAGACCTATTAATGATTTTAATGGTCTATCAAAAGGAGGTAATTTAAAATTATCAAATAATATTGATGATACACATACTGTAGAATTTAAAGAAGATACTAATTTGGATCTTAATGGTAATAGTATAAGTTTAACATTAAGCGATGATAATGGACTATAGTTTGCTATTGATGGTTGTAATGTGACAGTATCAAATGGTATTATAAAAGATCCAGTTATAGTATTTCCTAAATCTACTACAGATCATGTTGTGTTCCAAACTAACGATGGTGGTGTATTAACTGCAGAGAATATAACAGTTGAATCTGATCATGTATTTTGGGCTAATGAAGGAACAACTATTATTATAAATTCCGGAAATTATAAAGCATCTCAATATGGAAATGTTGCATACAGTGTAGGAGGTAAGATTATTATTAATGGCGGTACTTTTGAAGAATATAATGCTGGTCAAGCATCAAATGATGTTGGGGTTTTAAATATCCAAGATGGATATACTAAAATAGAAAATGCAAAACCAACAGATTATATTGAAGTATTTGGTGGACGATTTATAAATTATAATCCTGCAAATGTAACAAAAGAACCTGGATTTGGTTTAGAATCTGTATCTTATGTTGCTGAAGGATATGAAGCTGTTGAGGTTGAAGAAAATGTTTGGGAAGTTCGAAAAATTGAAGAGACAGTAACTGAAGAATAAAAAATAAAAATATAATAAAATAAGAGCTTGACTTTAATAAGTTAAGCTCTTTTAATTTATTAAAATATTAATATATTAATTATATTGTTTATTTGCTCTCTATCGCATTATAATTAATAAAATGAACAATTTATCATTTAAACAAATAGAATGCGATAGAGATGAAATAAAGGGCATTCTGAAGTGTTTTATAATATATAGAATAATATCAATAAAAAATAAAGATTATAATATTAAAATACTATAATCTTTTATTATCTTTATATATTTTATAATTAATATTAAAACTGCCGCATTGGTAATAGAAAAAATTCACCAGAAAAGTCTCCAGCTGGATATGTACTACCAAAAGCATTATGCATTTTATATACATTATATTCAGCAGCACGTGTAGATGTACTATATTGATAGTGTGTTACAAGACTATTAGCACTTCCAGAAATAGTATTATTAATCATGCACATTGTTTGATTAATAGTATAATATCGAGCGATTAGATAAGCAAGTTCGCCAACTGTTGGCAAATACCATGTACCTGGTGTGGTATAAGTCGTTGAAAACTCATGGCATGCTTTAGCTGCTGGAAAGTTGTCAATACCATCTGATAACATGATTTCTTTGTTTTTCATACCATTATTATCACATAATATATTTAATAAACCTTCACTATTTTTATATTTAAATAACTGTGTATTTTTTAATAATAATGATCCATCTTCAGTATTATCATACAGAAATATAGTACATTGGTCGGCATCATTTATATCAAATTTAATACTAAGTATATTACCTTCAACCGGGTCTTTTAATTGTCCGGGCATTATATCGATTAAACTATCATTTAATGATCTATACATATAGACATTAATATAAATGTTGCCATCTTCATTAGTATAACCACCAACATCAGATGCATGTCTTACACCATTTGATGTTGTATAATCATCACTTAGAAATCTATTATGTAGACTAACATATTCTTTTTCTTCAGCTGAACCACATATGGATACCTATGAATAGATAGGCGTACTTAAATTTGCGTTATTATCATTTGCAAATTTATATTGACCTGTTGGTCTAATTAAAGCTAACCATCTGGCTTTACCATTATCTGTATGACAAGCTGGCATTACACAAACAGAATCAGGTACTAAATTATCATCCCAGCTATCAAACTTCCAAGAATCATGTACTTTTCCTTCACTGTCAGTATAAGTATGCTTTACATGTACTACTTCCCAGTCTTCAGTTGATTTATTCCAGCATAATAAATCACCAGCCCAAGCTGTTGATCCGGTGGACTTTACGAAAACTGTTTTTTTTTGTGAATCTTTACCTATCATACTATCTGTATCATCTACTAAAGATACATGTGCTGGCAAAGACTTTAAATCTAAAAAATCACTGATATAGTCATTCTATGTACTATATCTCCTTAAATATTTCATTTCGGTTATTAATAAAGTTTTATTATTTATATATACATAAAAAATGGATAACTTTTTAGAGTTATCCATTACTTTTATAATATATTTTATTGTTATGTGGTTTGTATTATAAATTTCCCGTTATTAAATGTTAATTTCATATCTTGGGTGACATATTTTTGGTCAAATTTATAAGCATTCTCTGCATATTCTAAAATTGTACCAAATTTATTACTGTCCATCATTGGTATTTCATCGGCGTTATACGTATATGAGTCTTCTATTCCTATCGATGAAAATTTATAATATGTGTTATGTTCATTATTATCATAATATGCATATGCAGAAATACATATATGAACAACATCAACAAATATACATACAAATACTGCAAAATTATAATCTTCATCATTTTCTATTACTTCATCTTTAATTTGATAATTATATTCTGCATCTTGCTAAAACTTTACATAATAGAATGTATTCACCAAATTATATAAAGTGCCAGAACATCCATATTCATTTATAGCTTCCAGATCTTCATAAAAATAAGACACATCCTATAAATATGACAAATATTTGTTAAGATATTCTTTGCATTTTTCACGACCTAAATTCTTTAAAAATTGTGTAGTATCAATTTTACCATCCTTTAATAAATTTTCAATATGTTCAAATGATATATCAATTTTATATTCATCTTCATTTATTTTTCTTTTATTATAAATCATATTTGTATTGTAATTTTAAATTATACAATATTTATAAAAAATTGGTCCACCTTTTATAGGCAGACCAAACTGAGGAAAATATATGATGATCTCCACTTAAGGAGGAAGGAAGCAATTTGTTAAATTATTTAGTGTTTTTATTTTTTCACAAAATTCAAAAACTAAATGCTTCTTTTAATGTTTCATCATTTACGGGTGATTACAACCACACGGTTAAGGTCAAGACTATCACCAGAGAATACTTCAGTTGCACCGTTACCAACTGTTGTAAGTTGACTTGCACTTACACCATATTCTACAAGTTTATCCTTAATAGCTTCAGCACGTTTTTCTGACAACACTTGATTAAGTTCTACAGTACCTTCTTTTGATGCATAACCATTGATTACATAATCAGCACCAGTTGATTTAATAGTTTCTGCAATTGCTTTAATGTTACCTTCATTCAATACTGCAATATCAGCAGAGCCTTGATAGAATTGTACATTGGGGAATAGCAATGTAGGAACTTCAACAACTTCAGTTTTTGTTTCTGTTACTGTTTGTACATTATTAAGTGCCCTTGTTAAAGCATCTACTTCAGAACGAAGCTGATTTACACGGCTATTAAGACCATTTACTTCATTATAATCATATAGTCTTTCATATGCAAATGTGCGATGCTTGCTACCATTTAGATTCTTAAAGTGGTATACAATACCAGCATTTACTTCAAGAACTGCATTACGAGAATGGAAGCGATTTACAATAGGATCATCCCATACAACAGCTGGAACAACTTGTACTGTCCATTGACGTTCTGAACCAAAGTTAAAATTGAATTCAGCACCAGCTTTCAACACACTGAAATCGCGTTTATCAACTCTTGATGTGTTATAATGGTTCCAACCACCACCTGCAAAAATCACCGGTTCAAATACACGGCGTTCACCACGGAAACCACCAAAAAGATTGATAACATTCAATTTACCGAGAAGATATACTTGTGTTTTATCAAAGGCTGTACGGTCAAGACCTTTAACACCAATATATTCATCAACTTCAAGTCCAAGACCAAATGTCGGACTTACATATTTGTCTACTTGAACACCAACTTGTTCAGAAATGGTACCAAATACATCATTCAAAGGAGTGTTGATACCACCATGTACACCAACTGACCAATTATCAAGGAATGATCCAGTTGTAGTTGCATATTTTTCTTGTGCTGACATAGCAACACAAATAAACATGCTCATCAAAAATAGAAAGATTTTTTTCATTTCGAATTTAAAATTTAAAATTTTAATTTTTTATTTAATTTATTAATACAGTATATTAAAATATGAACAATGATTAGAATTATTCACTTTTAACTTCTTGCTTCAATATATCACTACTTTTTAGGGGAAATTACTTCCTTGTCATCCATAGTTGGATAGTCCACAAGCTTAAATTCGGCTGTACTGTAACCCTATTATGTTTATAAGTTATAGTATCATTTTATAATAATGTTTAAAAATTTAATCAATTATTTCCTATAGTATATTATTATATCATGATTAAATAGTTTATGGATGCAACAGTTAAATTACCTATTATTAAAACAATTGGAGATGAGAAGAATCTTTTAATTAAAGATTGCCCAATGTTATTACCAAAGGAAAATGTTAAAATATTCTCAGAATTCAGTAAAGCTACAAATGATTCAGCTAAAAAGAATTCTGGCTATGGTAATTCATATAACGGTTAAAAAGTAAGATATTTATACTTTAGAATTTAATACCGTTTAACATCTCCGCAATTTTAACTTTCTGATTTATACCATAAATCATATTATCAATAGTTTGAATTGTTTCCTTAATAAAATTGTTATGATTGGCTAAAAGTTCAATAGACATCTTTTTGTCAATTAGTTCATTTTCTGCAATTTTATTAAGGGCATTTTCATTTTGTATACGAACACCATTCTGTCCACCCATACGTACTCTATTAACTATATTATTAAACTCTGATTTATAATCCTTAGTTTGTTTAATAATAACAGTATTAATACCATGATAATAATCAACAGCTTCTTGTCGTTTTGTATATATGATATTCAAAAGTTCATCTAACTTATGGATACCTTTCATCATGGCATTCAAATCAGCAATCTCTGTAGTCCACTTATCTTGAAGCTTTTTTAATTGATCTTCAAGACCAGTAGACTGTTGAGGTTGTTGTGTTTGAACTTGATTACTATATATAGGTTGATTAGTGTTCATTATCGTTTAAAACCAAGTTGTTTTGTTGTATTATCATCAACCAAGTTATTATCTGCATTATAAATTTCTGCAAGTGTATAACCAAGTTGTTGGGCATTCTTCTTTTCAGGTAGAACTACATTTAGTTTTTCAGCCAATTTTTGAGCTTTATCATAATTAAGTGGCTTAAATTCATATTTAATATGTGTTCGTCCTTTACGTATAACTGCACTATCAATCTTAGTAATAGATGCATTAAATGTACAAATAAACCTAAGTTTAAGTGCATCACCAAGAATGCCTTCTGATATATTAAGCAATGTACCAATACGAGAATTATTACCCATACGGTCTGTCAGCAAATCTTCGCAATCTTCAAGTATAACCACAGAATTCTTATTATCAAGAATCATCTCTATAAATGATGAATCATTAATTGCATCAAAACAGCTTGCATTCAAAATCATAAATTCTGTATCTGGACATTCCCACATTAGATTACGAATATAATGTGTTTTTCCTGTTCCAGGTTGGCCATTCAAAATACAGATACCAGATTTTCCTGTTTTAATCCATTCAACAATTGCGTCATGTGGAAGATCATCGTTATAATTGGTTTCCAAATCTATATCGTATTTCTTGATAGGAAGATCTGTTGTATTAAATCCTCTTTGACCATATACAACATATGAGAAAAAACGATTATTTTCATCATCTTCAGAATACATTACTGTATTATCAACAATATATTGAGGAAGCGTTGTCAATGGTGTATATGATACAATACTATTATCATAATAAAATATAATAGATTCATATTTACCAAGTATAATCACTGGATATTCATCATATCGATATACTGCAATATCATCATCATCATAGGATTCTATGAATTTTTTGTATGATTGCTGTTCAGCAATATCATCCTTGAATGTTGAAATACTGCCATCTTCTTTTTCAATAGTATTATTAAAATCAATTATACCATTGTTGATATTAAAACGTTCATTTCGTTCTTTCTTTTCAAGTTCACCATTACAGAAATAATCACAATAACTGAGATTAATATAATTAGGTACTTTATCAAATAGCTTAATATAAAGATTAAACAAATAATCACGAATACTACTTATACCATTTCCTTGTGAACGTGCAGAATTTGTCAATTCCTTTATAATAAAGTCTATTTGTTGTTTATATTTTGAATTTTCAGCGAATTCTATTGTTGCCATATATTTTCCTTTTATTTTAGATTATTGTTTAATAAGAACATCATCAATCATACCATAATCTTTAGCCTCTGATGCAATCATCCAATAATCACGGTCTGCATCTTTCTTAATAGTCGCAAAAGGCTTACCAGAATGTTGTGAAATGATGTTATAAAGTTCTTTCTTTAGTTTACCAATCTCTCTTGCTTCAATTGCAATATCTGATTCTTGACCTGAACATCCTCCCATAGGTTGATGAATCATTACTCGTGAATGTGGAAGTGCAAATCGTTTACCTGGTGTACCAGCACACAAAAGAACACTTGCCATTGATGCAGCCAATCCTGTACAAATTGTTGATACATCACTTGTAATATATTGCATGGTATCATAAATTCCAAGACCTGAATAAACAAGCCCGCCAGGTGAATTAATATAAATTGAAATATCTTTACCAGGCTCTGTAGAATCCAAATAAAGAAGTTGTGCTTGAATTACATTAGCTGTATAATCATCAATTTCTGAACCAAGAAAAATAATACGGTCCATCATCAATCGTGAAAATACATCCATAACTGCAACATTAAGTTGTCGTTCCTCAATAATAGCAGGATTGACAAATCCCATTGTTGTTTTAATTTTATTATTTTGATTTGAAATCAATTGTGATGCCATATTAGAACCAATGTTCTTAGTTGACATCAAAAACTTTTGAAAATCTGATTTATTATTCATATATATTATAGTTTGCTGTATAACATTTGTCTATTATTACTTCATATATGCATTATATGCATTCTGACTCATGACTTTTACATTTACATTACCAATAAAATCTGATAGTGCAAAAGAATCACAATATGACATAATAGAACGTAGGTAATCTATAAAGTTTTCAACCCATTGCCCAAGTGTATATTCAACTTTTACTTCACGAACACATCCTTCACTTGTTTTCTGCTTAGCATTTGGATCAATTTGTTTCTGTGCAAGTCTGGTAGACATACCAAAGATTGTTTTATGAAATCCACCAGTTTTAATAATTTTTCGTTTATCAGCATCATCCAAATTAATCAATTGTTCCAAATCATCGGTTGACATTTTTTCAAGTTCTGTATAATACCAATGCATAAACAATTTTTTAAACCAAGGCAGATCTTTGTCTCTGGTAATAGGTGCTGCTGATTCAAGTGCTTTTGAAAATGCGGTTCCAATCATTACATAATCAGCTCCAAGCGCAAGTGCACCAATAGCACGATCATATGTATTGATACCACCGTCTGCAATAATCTCACATTTTAAATCTTCAGCATCTTTAATTGCCGCACATTTATCAATTAATGATGCCATTGGATAATGACATTTTGTATGCACACTTGTTGTACATAATGAACCTGAACCAATTGAGCATCTTACAAAGTCAGCACCAGCCAATGCAAGTTCACGATATGTATAAGGATTAGCAACATTACCAACCATTAAAACCAAGTCAACACCTTTTGTCGATGCTGTATATTTCCCTTCTCTTACATATGTAAGAAGTTTTAACATGTGACCGTTTGCTATATCAATTAGCACTCTACATTTATTCTTATATGCCTTTTCATAACCCCAAGCATTTGGTCCCATGAACATCTCTTTAAATTCAGATAGTGACACTGCTATCCATTCTCCCTCACGCATACAATGAACACGAGCATTCAATGATTCTGAACGAGGTATAATAGGAATAATCCCAAATTTTTTATAATATTCATAATTATGTATATTAACTGTGCTTGACATTGGAGATGCAAAAATCGGTAAGTGTTTTCCTGAAGGATCATTTGTATACCTATCAGAAATATGATATACATCAATAGAACTACGATGTTCAACATGCGATGTACAAGCAGGGATGATGCAAACATCATCCAGAGAATACAGAACTTCTGTATTTTTAATCAGTTTATAAGGGTAGTCAATCATTTTTAATTAATTTTGATAACACGAAGTTATATAAAATTTTTTAATTATGAAAATATTAAATGTTAAAAATTGTATAAAAAATAAAGTGGTGATTAATATCAATCTATTATTTCACCACTTTATTATAGAATAAAAATTAAGATATGTCTAAAATATGTTGTTAAATTTCTGTAGTAGGATTATCAACCGCTGGAGATGCAGTATCTGTTGATTGTATAAGTGCTTCAGAACCAATATCATCACCAAGTTCCAAAGATTCTTCAATATCCTTAATATCATCAAATGCTGATTGATCAGGCAATGAGAACATTGGCTTAATTACATTTTCATTTAAATATTGTAAGAATTCAGGTGTAAATACACGATCAGTAAAGAAATCGATAATAGGTACAGCTTCACCAAGATGTTTGACAACAATACCACGAGCTGTATCTTTAGGCAAACAATATCTGGTTTCTCCATTAAATTCAAATGGATAAACTTTCTTCTTATCAGATTCTGAAAGTTTCAAATATTCTTTTTCTGACAATACATTACCACGGCAAACACCAGAATTCTCCCATGACATAAATTGTTCCAAACCTGCATAAGGATTAGGTTTCTTATAATAAGGAATTTGGAATTTAACTTTCATAGGACGACAGAAACGGGACTTAACAGGTTTTGCTGTAATAAGTACACCTGTTTTTGTACCTGCTTCAGATCCAGTTTTTGCTGCTGCAGCCTTATCATTCTCTTTATCTTCCAATTTGGCTGCTGAAAGCTCTATAGTGACACTACTATTATAAACCAAACCTGTGCCACCCGACATAGTTTGCATAGGTACATAACTACCGAGCGTTGCGTACGAATGATTATTGCACAGCAACGGAACCTGTAATCTTGCCAAAGGAGTCGCATTAACACGGAATAATGCTTTAAGTTCCTGAGCTTTGGTCATATCTCGTTTATTATTACCAGCCATTGTATCATCTCTTTCCTTATCAGATGTTAAGTTACCAAGAGAATCAAGAACAAACATTACTTTTTGATGTGTACCATAATTATCTTCTTGTTCTTGTAGACTTTTACATATATTGGCAATAAACTGTGATGTTTCAGCAATGGTAGAAACTTGTTTAATAATAAGTTTTTCAGGATCAACACCAAGTCGAGAAACAAATTTTGCATCAATTGCACCTTCAGAATCCATATAGATTACTGTATATCCCATATGTTGAGCTTCACGAGCACATGAGCATGCAAGAAATGTTTTACCAGTATTATGATTTGAAATACCACTACCAGCCCAATATCTATGATTTGTATGATCGATTTCCCAGTCATATGCTAATTCATTTCGTTTATTAACAATAATATCAATTACTGGCTGATAACCATTAATAGTTAATATGTTATCTCCAATTTTTAATTCATTTACATATTTCCAACCATTATTAGTTTCTATATAATGTTGTTCAGCACATTCAATATTATTTGATATTGTTTTTATAACATAAAAATTTTCAAATGGTCCTTTAATATATAAATCATTAACATCTTGATAACCATCAGGTGTTGACATTAAAAATAATGTATCTTTATATTTCTCTGATAATTCAGATACTGATACTTCAATTGCATGTTTATCACAATGATTATTATAAAAAGATATTAAATCATTATCATTAATCTCATCATATGAATAATGAGACAAATTTTTAAATTCAATATCTGTATAATAATTTTTTAAATCTTCAATTATTGTATTTCTTGCTAACATAATTATAATATCTTAATTTTTAAAGTGATTTAGATTCATCATGTACATTATGATGTTTTGTTTTATTTTTAAGAACATATATCTTAACTTTCTCATTTTTTGGCAAACATGATGATGGCCCATAAAATGTAGTCACTCTACCTGCGGGTATAGCCTTAAACAAATCACCAGACATGCATGCATTTAGAATATAATTACCAGAAGGAATCCAATCCTTAATATTTGAATATGCAGATTCAGCAATAATTTCTGCTGTATCATCAATTTTTTTAACCATATCAAATACACTGGGTAGTGAAGCTGAATCAGTTAATGTTGTTTTCTTTTTAGCCATATTTTATATTATCTTAAGTTTAATAATTATAGTATACTTTATTTCGTTTGTCTTTTTCATAATAAATATTTCATCATGAAAATTCCAGCTTTTAAATTATATTTCAATAACTTAGAGAATCCAAGTCTATTAGAGATTTTGATTTATAAACTTTATTGTTTAAATTATAAAGTACATTTTTCATTATTATATAAATTAATATTCTTTTTGGAAACATTATCATTCCAATATAGAGATAAATCAGGTTCTTGTTTATCCGATACTAATTATGATATAAGTAATACACCATATACGCAAGCTGATAGTTTCCCTGAAAAATTCATATAGGAAATATACTTATAGAATAATCTAAAAGTTAAAGCTCTTAATAATAAAGAAAATTCAACACATTCCATATTAAGAACTATTCCTTATGATGTATATGAAATTACTTTATATAATGGTTATAAACTAAGAGCTGCTGATTGGCATCTTATATTAACAGAATATGGATGGCAGAGAATATCAGATTGTTATAGAGGAACCTTAGTAGTATGTGAAAAATTCAGTTCTTTTATTAAATCAATAAAGAAACTTAATAGAAAGGAATATATGTTTGATATATCATTAGATAGAGATCATTCTTATTATACTAATGGTATATGTTCACATAATACTACAACAACTGCAGCTTATTTTTGTTGGTATATGATATTCCATGATAATAGGAATATGTTAGTTGTAGCCAATAAGAAAGATACAGGTATTGAAATCATTAAGAAGATTAAAGAAGTTTTAGAAGGATTACCATTTTTTTTAAAACCAGGTATAGTTAGATTATCTAAGGTGCAATTATAGTTAGAGAATGGATGTTTCTTAAAATGTGCAGCTACATCAAAAACACCAGCAACTGGTGATTCTTTACAATTATTATATGTGGATGAGGCTGCTGTTATTGCTCCTAATATTATTAATGAATTCTGGGCATCTATCTATCCTACTATGTCATCATTCCGTGGTGCATAGATTATTATGTCCAGTACACCCCGTGGTAAAGGTAATCTATTCTATAATCTATATGAAGGATCTATAAATGGCACCAATCATTTTATTAATACACGCGTGGATTGGTGGGAAGTTCCGGGTAGAGATAAAGAATGGGAGGCTGCTTAGAGACTTGACTTAGGTGATGAGATGTTCAATCGAGAATATGGATTGTCATTTGAAAGTTCAACAACTCGATTAGTTTCTGCACACTATATTAATTTTACTAATAGAATAAAAAAGAAATTCGTATCCAGAGAATTATACGGTGTACCTAAATCAATATCTGATAAAATAATCTGGCATCCTGATTTTGATCCTGGTAATTTAACCTATTAGGATATGTTAACCAAACATTTCTTATTTGTTATAGATACAGCCGAAGGTATTGAACAGGGTTCTGCTAATAAGAAAGATGCTGACTATAACATTATTAATATATTTGAGTTAAGTACAATATCACCTAATAGAGTAAAAAAGAAATTTCAACAAGGTTCAAACACTGTCAAAATTCAGGATATAATGAGTTATAGACAAGTTGGTCTTTATATGGACAATTATAAAGACGAGGAAGAATGTGCAGAAGCATGTAAACAACTTGCATTCCAAGTATTCAAAACAGGTTATCGTGATATTGATAATGTAAGGGTATTAGTAGAAATGAACTTTAATGGTAAAAACTGGATTAATAAGTTTAAAACACATCCCGGATTTTATGATTTAGTTCTTATAAAGACACCAAGAGGTGATGCTAATAAACTAAACTATGGATTTAAAACAGTTAGTGGTTCCAAAGGTAAAAATTATTATTGTGAATTAGGTGCCAAAATGATGGATAATCTATAGATAGTTATTCAATAGAATGATGATGACCATTAGAATATATCATCATTACATCAATTACAACAATTTGGTAAAAATGCAAAAGGCAAATATCAAGGTACCTGTATACATGATGATATATCGGTAACTTGTCTATTTGTAAGTATTGCCAATGAATAGGAATTATTTCAACAGTGGTGTGAAGAATGGTTAGAACAACAACCAAGTACACCAAAGATAGAAGAATTAAGATATATGTTATAGACATATGTGGAAACAGAACCAACAGTATCTGATGAGGAATTTTCGAGGTTCTTTTCAATGGCTAATCAAAGTTTTAATAGACCATTACAATATCAGCAAAATACATATAGTCAAATAGGCAATAACAATAATTCTGGCTATAATAATTATAATAATGGTATACCATAGAAATATAATTAGAGTTTGCCATATTGGTAGAGAAAATAATTTGTTAAAAATTATTAAATCTTAAAAAATTCTCTCCAAAAACTTTATAGATTCAAAAATAATATATATCTTTGTATTGTAATTAAAAATAAAAATTATAGAAATAAAATAACACTTTCGTAATGAAATTCAATTTTTAAGAAAGAAGATCAATGAGGATGTATATGATAGAATCTATTATTAATTTAAAAAAATAAAATAAAATAAAATTAAAAATAAAATAATATAAACATTATGGATGTAAATAAGAATTCTCAATCGACAGTACGTAAGTCAAACAAATCGTTTAACAGCTTTAATGCTCGAACATCATCAAAACCAGCATTTCAAGCAAAAACACCGCTTGATAATGCGAAAAAAGACATTAAGTACGCTGTTAAGAATGCATCTGGTAAATATGTGAAATTCACAGAATCTGGTGCATATGGTCTTCTTGTAGGCGCTGCAATGTATTGTGGATGGCCTGCATATATTTTGGTAGACCGTGATCGTAAAGTTCAATTTATTGAATCTACTGATAAATTTGATGTTATAGATTATGATATTAATCTATCAGTTCTAAACTATCTTCGAAATTATGATACTAATTTTATTGAAGAATTGGTAAAAGAAAATGTTAATATATCAGCAGATTCAAATGGGTTGTTGACACCTATTATTGTCAAACGACAAGCAAACAATCAAGAACCTCGAAATAATAAGAAATTTAAGGCTCACAAATCTGTCAAAAAGTCTAAGTAACATATCTTACACTAAGGTTGAGGATTTCAACCATAAAAAGAAAAAAGACTGGTGATCAAAGATCACCAGTCTTTTTTATAAGAAAAGCATCGGTGGCTTTGAGAGAGTTTCCTACTATCAGTTCATGTATGCTCAGCTTTCTTCCGGCCACTGAAGGTAATATCAAACCTCGTGAAAGGCTCCAACCTTTTTTCGCATACTATTAAGTCTCACCTCTGCCTATATCTTTTAATGATTATGCAAAGTCTTCATCAGAATCAATTGTTTGTACATTTGATTCATTCTCTTCTGAATCATCTGCAAAATCATCTGTTGCATTATCACTTATATTACCATCTTGATTATTTCTAATGAATTCTGCAAGCATACCAGCAATTTTAACAATATCTTCTGGTGTTACATTATTCATTAATTTACCAACATTAGTTGCAAGTTTTAAGGCTTCGATTTTAAGTTTTTGTTCATCCATAGGTGGTTCTGGTTCATTATCGTCATTATCACCATCAGCCTCATTCAAAGATTCATTGAAATCATCATCTTCATCAATATCATCAACAAATTCATCATCTTCATCAATGAAATCTTTATCTTCATTAATAACCATTATTTTTTTAGGTTTAGTTATATTGGTATTAAATCTATTAATTCTACTATATTTCATAACTTTAATAACTTATATTTAATTATTTACTTCAGATAATTATAAACTGTATTTGCTATTTCTAAAACATCTGCAACTGTTACATTTGTAATTAATTTTGCAATATTAGTTGCTTGCCGAATAGCTTCTATACGTAAATTTTCATCATCTAAAGAACCATTTGGATTCGGTGCAATATCATAACTTTCAAATGCATCTGAACCATCCTATATAGATGAATATAAATCACCAAATTCTTGGTAATTATCAGCATCAATATTATCTATATTATCAAATATATCATTTGCATCTGCTTTATTAACAGTTGGTCCTCCGTGATATATTTGTCTTGTTTTATTATTCTTTGGATCCATTTATTATATTTAAATATAAAATTATAAGATATTTATATAAAATTAAAATTGAATCATTGGTCGTACATAGCATTCAGTTAGATAAAGCGTCTGAATATATAATTGGTGAACCAATATATATGGTATAAAAATAATGGATAACTTTTTAGGTTATCCATTACTTATTAATTAAATATAAATTTCTTATGTGTATAATCAAATTTTACTGAATTATCATGTATGTCATTTACATCTATTTGATTTGCTTCTTCAAGATTCATCATAAGAGGCTAAAAAATGTCATTCCTTGGATCAAATTTAAATTTTGTGATATAAAAATCTTCGTCATCATACATCTCATATATATAATTATCTATTTGTATTATATCTAATATATAATCATAATATTCAGATTGATAAGTACCTTCAAATATTAACCAACTTTCACAAGTAGAAATCATAGATATAAAAATTATAAAATCCATATCTTCATTTTCTAACAATTCTTTTTCTGTTTCATCCCATATAATCCTTAATAGTTGTGGTGCAATTTCAATATGTAAATATTGTACATCATTAACCCATTTATAATATCCTTTATTATAACAAAAATCGTCGTTTATTCTATCATTAAAAAAATCTAAGTCG